TTGATTTTTCGTCCCGGATCGGCATAGACTCGACTTGACGACCGAGCGGGATACGGATTGCCCGGCCCGTAAGTTCCGGAATGCCTATGCCGAGTCCAAAGGGCTGTAACATGGCCAGCCACGGCAGGGGAATCCATCCCGGAACATGGATGCTCCCACCTGCGAAAGCGGGAGCATGGAGGTTCAAATCCTCCCGGTCGTTTTGGTGATCATAGCTCAACTGGTAGAGCAGCTGGCCTTATCGCGGTGAAACCAAGAGGCATGCCGGCTCGTTGCGGGTTCGACTCCCGCTGATCACCTTGCCATCGGCAGCGATGGCCTGAAATCCTTATCTGCCCCAAAGAGGTCTTGCGGAGTGCAGTAGCCGGCCCCATTGGGCAGGTGCGACCGGATCCGATCATCGCACCGCCCCGGCGCTAGCCAGCTGTCCCCCTGGGGAGTCGGCCGACCCTGACCGGTCGCCCGGCAATCGCAAGACCAACGAACAGCCCGCCCTGGCCGGATCCCCGGGGCGGGACCTGAATAGGCTCGAGGGATCTTCTCAGCGGTCCAGCCTGGCGTCGGCTTCACGTCTCCAGTCCAGACAGCCCGAGAGATCCACCAGCCTGCAAGGCCCGGTCAGCCCGCGAGGGAGGACCGGGCCTTTTCCATGCCTGCCCTGGCCCAAGATGGAATTCTGGAAAAAATCCCGCTTCGGTATTGAAAGCGGGTTTGGACGTGCTAGGATATCCCTGTTGGCAATGCAAAGGGCCGCTGATCGCGGGAACGACCAGCGGCCCAGGGGATGGCTGATAAGGAGCCAAGCCGATGACGATTCTGACTGCGGAACAGGTGACTGTCAAGCTGAGCACGGGTGAGGTGATCCGGGTGAGCGAGGCGGCCCGTGGGGCATCGCTGGTCGCCGGGGGCAACGGTGGGACGTTCCGAGACATGGACAATGCGGCCCGGGTCGCCCAGCTCCGTGAACTGGCCAGGGTACTCCAGGAAAAGGCCGCGCGGCTGGCCGGCGAGTACGAGTCTGAGGGCATGGACTTCCCGACTCGGGTCCGCAACGGGCATGGCGGCCGCATCCCGCCGAGCTGCCAGACGGCTCCCGAGCCCCGCGAGTTCATCCGCGGCATGGACTCGGATGACCTGATCCCGGTCGGCAGCTTCGTCGGGCACGACGCCTGATCCGATCCCCTGGCGCGGCCCCGGGAGGACCGGGGCCGCTTCGACCCGGAGCTGCCGCGATGGCCAGTGTGACCCGGCCTGACACCTGCCGACTCACCGTGACGATCCGGGGGATCGGCTACCATGCCTGCCCGCTCAACTCCCCCCAGGGCCGGGCATTCCGATTGACCAAGCCCGACGGCACGGCCTATGACGTGGCCGAGACGCCCTACGGCCCCACCTGTGATTGTGCCGACCAGACCTTTCGCCGCGAGGGTCTGACCGGCGAGGGATGCAAGCATATCCGCGCCTGCATCGCCCTCCACCTGATCTCACGTCAGCCGACCCGATGACGGAAACCTGAGGAATCATGATGCAGGTGATGCTCAACCTCTCTGACATGGACAGCTATCGGCTGTTCCTCAAGATCAAATCGCTGCCCAAGTATGAGATCCGGGGCCGAGTGGCGACATTCCCCGATGAGTATGCGGCTCGGCTCGGTCTTTCAGTCCAAGAGGTTGGGTCAGCGGATTACGTGCCGACCCCTGGACTTTTCGACTACCAGGCAGAGATCTCCCGGATTGCCATCCGGCGGCGCAAGTTCGCGATCTTTGCCGAATGCGGCTATGGCAAGACCCTGATGGAGGCCGAGTTCATCCGGCATGCCATGGCATCGCTGCCGGTCGATCGATGCGGCCTCCTGATCGCGCCACTGATGGTCATCCCCCAGACGATCGATGAGATTCATCGGTTCTATGGCGGCCAGATGACCATCGAGCATGTCAAGGCTGCCGACCTTGGCCGCTGGCTGACGTCGGGCACATCTCGGATCGGCATTACCAACTATGAAGCCCTGAAGCCTGACGTCCCTCAAGGGCGACTCGGGGCATTGGCGCTCGATGAGTCGAGTCTGCTCAAAAGTCACTATGGCCGATGGGGAGCCGAGTGTATCCGGATCGGCAAGGGCCTGGCCTGGAAGCTGGCCCTGACCGGGACGCCGGCGCCGAATGACCGGATCGAGTTCGCCAACCATGCCGTGTTCGTGGATGCCTTCCCCAGCGTCAATTCGTTCCTGGCCAGGTTTTTCATCAACCGCGGTAAGACTGATGCCCGTTGGGAGCTGAAGCCGGCTGCCCTGCGCCCGTTCTATCGGGCGATCTCTCACTGGTGCATCTTCCTGAACAACCCGGCCACTTATGGATGGCATGATAATGCGACTGATATCCCACCAATCCACGTCCATATCCATGACGTGGACCTGACTGATGAGCAACTGAGGATCAGCCAGGGCCAGACCGGCGAGTTGTTCCCGAACAATGTCGGCGGGATCACGAAGCGATCGATGCTCGCCCAGATCGCCAAGGGCTACCACCAGGGGGAGCGGATCACGACTGCCAAGCCGGCATTCATCCGGAGCTTGGTCGACTCCTGGCATGAGGAGTCAACGATCATCTGGTGCCGCTACAACGAGGAACAGGACATCCTCACCGAGACCTTCCCGGAGGCTGCCAGAATCGATGGCAAGACTCCGTTGAGCCGTCGTCTCGAACTGATCCGGGAGTTTCAGTCAGGTCGGCGGAAAGTGCTGATCTCGAAGCCCAAGATCCTGGGGTTCGGCCTCAATCTCCAAGTCGCGACCCGTCAGGTGTTCAGTGGAATCCAGGACTCCTGGGAGGAATTCCATCAGGCTGTCAAGCGTTCGAATCGGGTCGGGTCAAAACGTCCCCTGAATGTCCACATCCCTGTGACTGACCTCGAGCGTCCGATGGTCGAAACCGTGCTTCGCAAGGCGAGACGGATCGATGCGGACACGCGCCAGCAGGAGGAGATTTTCCATGATGCTTCTCTCTGAAGATGAACGGTTCCGCATTCATCTAGGGGATGCGATCACGCACATGGCCGAGTTGCCGGCCGCTTCGATGGACCTGGCGATCTTCAGCCCGCCCTTCCCAAAACTGTATGCCTACACGAGCCTGCCGGAAGACATCGGCAACAGCGAGGACCTGAAAGGGGAGGCCAAGGTCCATCTGGGCTATTTCTACCGCCAGCTTGCCCGGGTCATGAAGCCGGGGCGGGTGGTCATCGTTCACGTCGCCCAGATTCCCCGCATGAAGCGGTCGGGTGGCCAGGGATTGTTTGACTTCCGCGGACTCAACATCCGGCTCGGAGAACGGTCAGGACTGGTCTTCGAGTATGACTGGGCGGTCCGGAAGAACCCGCAGTCGCAGGCGATCCGGACGCGATCCCGAGAGTTGCAATTCGCTGGCCTGGAGTCGGACCGCGCCCGCTCTCGGGGGTCACTGCCTGACTACCTGCTCAAGTTCACGTCGCCCGGGCAGAACGAGACGCCAGTGTCGAGCGCAGGGCAGGTCAGCCGGAATGATTGGATCCAGTGGGCTGAGTGTTGCTGGTCCGACATCCGAGAGAATGACACACTCAACGTCAAGGTAGCCCGGACCGAGGAAGAAACGCAGCACATCTGCCCGCTCCAACTCGGCCTGATCAACCGGCTGATCCGACTCTACTCGAACCCGGATGAAATCGTGTTCAGCCCATTCGCCGGGATCGGCAGCGAAGGCCATGAAGCCCTCAAGCTGGGCCGGCGATTCTATGGATCCGAGATCAAGCCTGAGTATCACCGCGTCGCGATGGTCAACCTGAACGCCGTCGCCGCCACAGTCCACTCGCAACCAACCCTGTTCTGAGTTTCCCGGAGACCGTGACCGATGGGAGCCAAGCCGCTGAGTCCTGCTATCCTTGACCCGACAAACCCGCCGGCATCCTGGGAGGGATCGACCGGCGCCGAGCGGGTCCGCTACATGCTGTACGGGCCGAAGTTCAAGCGCGACCGCGAGCATTTCTCGCGGGCCTCGGGACTGCCCCGCTCCGTGATTGCCGCCATTGACCGGGGCGAGCGCGAGCCGACCCGCGAAGAGCTGCGCCAGATCGCGGTGCGCTGCCCCGCCTACAGCTCGGGCTGGGTCAAGACGGGGCAGGGGATGCCCATGATCCCGGGCGGGGCCGTGCTCCAGATCGCCGCGACCCCAGCCCCGGAAGCTGAGGTCCTCCCAGCCAGTGCCGGCAAGGCCGAGAACCCTCCCGCCTGCCCGATTGCCGAGCGTGTCAAGGTTATGCTCAGCGAGATCTGGATGGGAAATCCCGGCCGGATGGCCCTGGAAACAGGCCTGGGCCGCGAGAACCTGACAGCCATCCTTAATGGCGCGACCCCAGATGATGACGCCCTGGAGAAGATCGCTGCGGCGGCTCCCGTTATCAACCTGGACTGGCTGCTGGCCGGACGGGGATCCATGCTCATGCCGCCGGCTCAGCCCGCGAAAGCGGAAGCCGCCCCTGAAGCTATCCCCAGGCCAGCCAATCCCCCCCCGGCATCGCTCGACAGCCTGATTGAGCTGATCGAGATGGTCCGGACCTTCGGCGCCGAGGCCAGGGGGATCCGCGAGCAGCTCGATTCGCTCGGCCAGCGGGTCGCCAAGATCGAGGACGATGATACGCGGCTGATGGTCGGCGACATCTGGGGCAAGCTCTCCGCGCGGGTCGATCAGGCCGAGGACAAGCTGGTCGGACTGATCGGCATGGATGCGACGGTCTCGAGCCTGGAGACGGAACTGGCCGGGACCAATTCCCGGCTCGCCCAGGTCGAGGGGACCGTTGCTGGCCTCATGCTGGCCAAGGTCCCCAAGGCCTTCGTGCCCACGAGCCGCATCGAGTCCCAGGTCCCGGCCGAGGCCGCGATGACGGTCGGCAAGTGGTGCGAGTTAGAGGGTCCGCATCAGCGGCTCATCCGCGATGAGGCCGACCGCCGCACCATGGGCAAGCGGCTGGCGCGAGTCTACCGGATCCAGGACACCGACCAGATGAATTTCTCGGGATCATCGCTCCTGTTTCGGGTCAGTGACATGCGGCTGTACGTCGAATGGCTCAGCCGGGCCGGCCTGGAACCGGACCCGGAAGCCTGGGTTGCGCACTACCTGGCCCAGCGTTCCAAGCCCTGACCTATCCCGTCCCGAGGGGCCAGGGATGGCCCTGTCACTCCCTTCCTCTGAGGCTTCACCGATGGTCCAGAGCACGCTCTTTGAAATCAATGGCGTCCGCTCCGCAGTCATCAGCGCGGACGGCCTCTATCGCTACCGGCTCGTCCGCTCCTGGAGTGATGGCTCCAAGGTCCATTTCCTGATGCTCAACCCTTCAAAAGCGGATGGGTGCCACGACGACCCGACGGTCCGGCGCTGCATGGGCTTCGCCGAGAGTTGGGGCTACGGCGGGCTGATCGTAACGAACCTTTTCGCCTGGCGATCGACCGACCCCGACGCGTTGCGCTCGGCCCCGGACCCGGTCGGCCCGGAGAATGACCAACACATCCTCTCAGCCGCGCGTGAGTGCGCGATGACGGTGCTGGCCTGGGGAATCCCCGGCAAGATCCAGGGCCGAGACAAGGCCGTGCTCAAGCTGCTCCGCGAGGCCAACATCCCGCCCTACTGCATCGCCTCGACCGCGACCGGCCAACCCGGGCATCCGCTGTTCCTGCCGTCCCGACTGACCCCGCGACCCCTTGTCTAATGAGGTCGTGATGAAGCGATATATGGTCAAATCGCTGTTCTACACGCTCCAGGGTGAGGGCATCCAAGTCGGACGTCCTGCCGTATTCTGCCGTTTCGCAGGCTGCAACCTCTGGACCGGCCGAGAGATCGACAGGGGCCGCGGCGGATCATGCTCAGCCTGGTGTGACACGGATTTCGTCGGAACGAATGGACCTGGGGGCGGCCAATTCGAGGTTGAGCAACTTGCTGATGCGATCGCCGACGCATGGCCAGATCCCGAGGTCTGGGGGTTGGCCGTCTTCACGGGTGGCGAGCCGCTATTGCAACTCGATGACGATCTCATCTCGGCTGTCCATCATCGCGGCCTGGATGTCGCCGTCGAGACGAACGGGACGATCAAGGCCCCGATGGGGATTGACTGGCTGACGGTCAGCCCCAAGGCTGGTGCCCCACTCCACCAGCGCTCGGGCCACGAACTGAAGCTGGTCTATCCTCAACCGGGGATTGACCCGGCCACGTTCCTCGGGCTGGACTTCCGCCATTTCCTGCTCTCGCCGATGGATGGGCCGGATCATGAAGCCAACATGGAAGCAGCCCTATCCTATTGCCTTGAGAATCCAATCTGGCGGATGACGACCCAGGCCCACAAGTACTGGCTGATCCCATGATGATCCTCATCAACGGCGGTCCAGCCTTGAACCGGTTTGGCTATGACCCGAGGATCGGCCGGCTTGTCTCGCCGCGATCCGGGAATGCGATCATCTCAGGCCAGCAATGGGCCGCTGACAATGATGCCTTCCTGGCCTGGGACGAACTGCGATTCCGCCGGTTGCTCACCCGGATTGATGGCATGCCTGGGTGCCTCTTTGTGGCTGCGCCGGATGTCGTCGGCGATGCGAGGGCTACTCTGGGTCGATTCTGGGACTGGCACTGGGAGATCGCTGGCCGTGGTCTACCAATCGCCCTGGTTGGCCAGGACGGGGCCGAGGATCTGGACCTTCCCTGGGATGCCTTCGACGCCCTGTTCATCGGAGGTTCGACGACGTGGAAACTCTCGGAGATGGCTGAGGACCTGGCAAGGGAAGCCGGCATGCGGCGGAAATGGGTCCACATGGGCCGGGTTAACTCTCGCAAGCGGCTCCGTCATGCTTTCGAGATCGGATGTGATTCCGTGGATGGGACCGGTTTCAGCATGTTCCCGGATAAGTATCTGGCGAATGGCCTCCGTTGGATGGATGAGATCGAACGCGAACCCGCGATGTTCTGAAAGGACCTCATGATGAGTATCGACACGACCTGCCCGCCGGCCACGCCCGAGGTCATCCGGTTCTACCGGGCCAACGGACCGTGGGGCGAATTCAGCAACCTCTATCGCCGGCCCATGACCTTCGAGGGCCGGGAATACCCAACGGCGGAACATGCTTACCAGTTCGGAAAGGCGAGGAAGACGGAGGTCGCGGAGTGGCTCATGCTAGCCCCCTCTCCGTCGCTCCTTGCGGCCTCAGCCCACGGCCTGAACTACTGGGATATCACGCCGGGGTGGTCGAAGAATCGCCGGGATCGGATGCGGCGCGTGGTCGAGGCTAAGTTTCTCCAGCATGCCGACCTCGCCGCGACCCTGCTGCTGACCGGCGACGCGAGGATCGTCGAGGCCGCGACCGTGGACAACGAGGTCAATCGCCGATGGGGCGAGGTCAATGGGGTCGGGACCAACTGGCTCGGCCTGATCCTGATGGAGGTCCGCGGCGCGATCCGTATCGGCCTGGATCGGGGGCAGACCCTGGCATCCCTGGCCGAATCCCTGATCCTGATTGACCAGGAGTCTTCGTGATGGGACGGCCCGAGATGACCCCAGAGCAGGCCGCAGCCGCCCTCGCCAACCGCGAGCGGCTGCAGCGCAAGGCCGAGGCCATGACGGCCGGGCTCGACATTCGGCGGGCCCGGCTCGGCCGGGCTGCCCTCCGATGGATCCAGGGGGCGAGACTCCAGGCATTCAGCTTCGTCAACCTGGCTGATCAGCCGACCGGCGAGGATGCCAGCGACGGCAACCACTGATCGACCAGCAGCCCGGACCAGCTCTCCCACTCCATCCCTTTCGCATCCATCAGGTCGCCGGGGTCGAGCCAGCCCAGTGGTTCGATCTCGGCGGCCGGCGTGATTGCCTCACTCCCCAGCTTGATCTCATAGACGATCCCCAGGTGGACCAGCCCCACGGGGACCTTGCCATCCCGCGCTGGCTCACGGTCATCATGCAGGATGCCAGCAATGCGGAGTGACATCGCCCCGGCCGGCGCAACCTCTTCGTCGATCTCACGGGTCATCGAGTTCGTGACAGTGATCATCGGAAAGTCGGCAACCGTCAGCCCTCGCGCATCACGTGCCTCGACATGGCCGCCGATGCCGAGACTGGCCTTGCCGTGCAGGCGGCCCTCCGTCCCGGCCTTGCGCCGGCGGTAGGCGAAGACCTTGCCCTTGCAGGTCAGTACCCCGTAGGCGATCAACTGAAGCCAGGACGGATCCGACTCCAGCGATTCCGTCCGAGGCCGGACCTGGGCGTGTGGTAGAACCCGATCCAGAAGGTACAGGACGTCGTTCCGGCCCCCCAGGAACCCCGACAGGCCGCCCGCCGCCTTCAGTGCCTGCGCCGGCACGCAGATGATCCTCTCCGATCCGTCCAGCTTCCCCATGATCGGCTTGCTCCGATTGATGACAGGTAGATCCATTCGCCTGTTCAATCATAGCGTCGATCGCGGCATCGGTCCATCCATCGCGGTGGAGCAGGATGCGCGCGATGCGAGCGAGCTGCGGGTCGGGGCCAGCGGCATAGTCCAGTGCGTCGCGGACCTCCTGGGGCGTCGGCGGGATGGCCGGCTCGGGCGGGGCGGCGGGCGCGTAGTATCCGTAATTCGGCCCGGCGGCCGGCGACCCCGTTTTCTGGGTCGCCCGGCCGGCCGCCGGTTCTTTTTTCTCTTTCTGCCCCTTGGAAGATTCTGCGCTCATCCCTGATTGACCGGAACGCCGGCATCGTGATTGACCCGAGCAATCAGGAGTGATTGACCGGTCCAGCTTCCAGAGCAGCACGATCCGCCGAGGCCGATTACCCTCATGGTCGAGCCGAAGGATCAGGCCCGCGTCCTCAGCCTCGCGGAGCGCCCGGATCACTGTCGCGGTCGAGCAGCCCGCGACCCTGGCGATCCGCTCATCACTCGGCCAGCACACGACCGCCCGGCCCCAGGCATGCGAAGCCAGAGCGCCAACCACTAGCTTCGTCCGGGGCTTCAGATCGCGGCGGGCGAAGATCGCCCGGGGGATCGAGGGGTCGGGCAGATTTCCCTTGACGGCCTCGACCGAAGGCGTACAATCGACGTGTCCCATCGGGATTGGACTCCCTGGGTGGAGACTCGCGGCCACTGGTGCCAGCCATGCCGCGAGCGAGCAGATCTTGCAGAACAAACACGGCCCCGGATTGCTGCCAGGCAATCCGGGGCCTCTCCTTTTTATCCACTACCCCGGCAGGAATCCACCCACGAACATGGATCCTGGCGGGTTTTCGGCAAATTCGCGGGGCCGGCCCTTTTATGCCTGATGCTTGAACAGTTCGGGGACGAGGGCCCCGGGGTCCATCCCCAGTTCTCGCACCAACCCGATCAGAGTGCTGGCCTGCGGGTTGGCCGTGGTCTCGAGCTGCGCGTAGGTGCCGCGGCGGATCCCGAGGCGATCAGCAGCCTGCGTCTGCGTGATCCCGAGCCGGACCCGCTCCGCACGGATCCGCTCGGCGAACACAGAGGGGGGAGGACCGTAGCGAGAGTTGAGGCGGGGCATCACTTGACTCCGCTATGGCCTGGGTCAAACGTTTGGGGCCCACTTTCCAAGTTGCCAGTCTGCGTGTGGATCTTCCGGGTCATCGTCCGTCCAAACACGTTGCCACGCCTCGAGGCCAAATCGCGAGTGGATCTCGAGACGACCCCACCACCGATCCCCCTCCTGCCAGATGAGCGGTGCGGCGATAACGACCGTCACGTTGACCGTAATGCAATTCGGGTCTTTGCGGAGCGACTCTTTCCGCTCCGCAGACAACTGATCATGCAGGCGGCGAGCAACTTCACGCACCGCCCGAGGAGTACACAGAGACGCCACCTTTGGGTCCATTGTCTTACCCTCTCCTCTCACACCTTCGATCGTGCCCGGCCCCACGCGGGCCGGCCCTTGGTGTGACTACGCTTGCTCATGATCGCATTCTGCGGGCATTCCATACCGTCGCCGGACCTCGGCGCCGAGCCGGCCGTACAGACGGCGGGTCGCGGCCAGGGCGTCCTCGATCTCGGCCAGGCCCTCGGTCCAGCCCCACTCGAGCCACTGCTGGCGGAGTTGGTCCAGGGCGTTGAGCGCGTCTAGGCAGTGGTCGCCCCCGACCAGTTCCGCGCGGATCGCGCGGTTGATCAGGGTGCGAGTGTTGGGACTCGCACCCCGGCCGTATTTTTCGCGTAATTCTCGGGTACCCACGTCACTCGGCCTCAAAAAACGCGAGGACGCACTTGATCGCTTCCGCCGCCGTTTCGCACCTCCGGACCTGGTTGTGGAGCCGGCGCATCGCGCCGTTGGCCTGGTCGGTCGAGTCGTAGTCGATCGTCAGGAACCCCGCGCACTTGCTCAAGCCGGCCGGGAGGACTAACCGGAGGTACTCAGGGCTGTAGTAGATCGGGATCGACTGCGAGGGGTGGACGGTCGTCTGGATCGTCTCCAGGACCTCTTCGACCGTCTGGTATCGCGGCACCTGGACGGACGGGCCCGTTTCTCGCTCGATCTTCTCGGCGTGAGCCCCCATTTCGTGCTCTTCGCCCGTCATCAGGTCTCCGCAGGGCTGAGCGACGGCCGGGAGTTGCTCTCCCCGGAACCGGAAGGGGCAGTCACGGTCGTCACTCTGGACCACCCAGATCGTCCCCGATTCGGCCACGTAGTAGGTCGAGTCCTGGGTCGCATAGAAGCCGCTCTTGATCTCGGTCACCATCGTTCCACCCTCCCTCATCGCCCATCGATCAGCCCGGCCCTACGCGGAGCCGGGCGGTCTCGCCGCCTCTGTCAGATCACCTTGTGGATTTCGATCCCGTTCTCGTCGCAGAAGCTTTCCAAGATCTCGACGCTCTCACGAAAGGCCGGGCTGCGGGTACCCCGGCCGGGAACGTGGTTGAGCCGGCCGCGGATATCGACGAACCACCGCGCCGTCTGGTCGCCCCGGAAGGTCCGGCTCGCGTCCCAGAGGTTCAGATACCACCGCTGGCCGGACCCCTCGCCCCATGGAGCCACCGACTGCACGGACCGGCACAACTTGAGCAGTTCTACGAGATCGTTCGCTCGGGTTTCCGGGGCCAGGTTTTCGGCCATCATCCCACCCTCCTCGTCTCGTCTCCCGCGAGTCTCTGTCGCTCGCGTCTGTAGTAAATATACTACCGATCCTCTGTAGTGTCAAGACTACACTCGGCGATTTTCCCGGCACCATCTTCGGGAAGGCTGTGCCGTCAGGGTTGGCATAACCCGCACTACCCGATCCACAAGTGCCTTAAGTAAACATAAACCCCATTATCGGACGGTGCGTCGTTTTACTTATCATGCAATCACGCGCTCAGCGCGGGGAGTCACTCGGTCGATGTGTCCGGGGCGACCGGCAAACCTGAGGTCGAAAGGCCGAAAGGGAGGAAGCAGCCGGCCCAAGTTAAAAGTCACGGGAAGCCGGAATCGATCAGGCGACCGCGTGGCGAGCCCCGACCGGCATGGTCAAGGCTACACTGCTTCAAGCCAAATCCTGAGCGGATGATAAATGGTCCCGCCGCTACATCGGTTCTCAGGCGGCGTGTATCGGGTGCCGATCACAAGTGTCCGATGGCCGGCAAGACCGCCCGGTACAGCGATCGGGGAGATGAACCCGGTTCAAGGGATGAGTTGGCGACCTAAACCGGTCTTGATACGTTGCATGATAGGGAAGGCGAGATCGCCTAAAAGGTTCGAGCCCTTCGGGGCGGCCTCATGGCGACGGAGGCCCGGTAGTAGTCCGAGGGCGGGAAAGCCGCCCACATGGCGAAGCGGGCCAGGCAGGCGGATGATCAGCTCGGGAGGTTCGCGACATGCGAGACGCCGAAACGACGCTGGCCATCATTCAACCATTGCCACGTCGCCATCCACAACGGAACGCTAACCAACCGGCTCAAGGCCCTGATCGACGAGGGAACGCTCACCCCCACTGGAGAATGGGCCCTCCCCGCCGGGGACGAACCGATAGCTGGTGATGGCAAGCGGACCGGGCGGAAGCGGCGGGAAGTTGAAATCGCCTGCTGGAGAGCCGGATGATGCGAAAGTATCAAGTCCGGTTCGGAGGGGGGCGGCGGAAACGGGGCCGTAAGGTAACCGCGCCGACCGCCCACCCTACCACTCGCATGATCCTTGCCGGCAGTGATCCGAATGCCTGGTGCGCATGAAAAAAGCCCCGGCTCGCGCCGGGGCCTCATGCATCCGACCTCCCTCGCCCCGATCAGGCGGCTGACGACGCGGACGAGCCGGTCGCCTTCGCCAGCACGGCCCGGATCGCGGCCAGGAGTGCCGAATGGGGGGCATCGGGCTGGTCGAGCCGGAATGTCGCCGTCCCTCCCTCGAATGCGAATGTGAACCGCGACCCCTTCGGCCGCTCGACCCGCTCGCGGACCTGGCGCGAGTGGACCTCGCCGGCGGCGGCCCGCTCGAGCAGCTCGGCCCGCTCCCCGGGGTCATCGACTCGCGCCAGGGCCCGCGCCGTGGCGGCCGACACGTCGCCGGATTCGACCCGGCCCTGGAGTTCGGCGGGCAGCTCGAGGACCTCGAGCGCGCGGGTCACGGTCGACGGGGCGACGTTCAGGTGGGCCGCGAGCCGCGAGGCCGGCCAGCCCCGGCGGTCCATGTAGGCGCGGAACGCCCGGGCCCGCTCGAGCGGCGAGAGGTCCTCGCGGACGCAGTTCTCCTGGAGCTGCTCGTCCAGCCGCTCCTCATCGGTCATGTCGCCGCGGACCTCGATCGCGTCCAGCGTCTCGATCCCGGCCAGGCCCGCCCCGCGCCAGCGACGCTCGCCCGAGACGATGACCCAGCGAGCGGCCGGCTCATCCCAGCGGACCCGGATCGGCTGCAACTGGCCGAGCTGCCTCAGGCTCGCGGCCATCCGCTCGAGCGCGCCGGGGTCGAACTCCTTGCGCGGCTGGTCCGGGTCGGGCGTCAGCTCAGCGACCTTCAGGACCAATCCCCCCTTGATCCGCGGCACTCCCTGGTACCGGTTCCCCTTCGCGGCATCGGCCGGCGGCGGGGCCGTGATCCCCGACGAGCCGGGCCGGTCCCGCCGGATCGAGGCCGCCATGTTGGCCCCGAACTTCGCCATCGCCTTCTCGGCCCCCTTCGGCCCGCTCATGCCGCCCCCCTTTCGCCGTGGGCGGCGGCCGGCTCAACCCGCGCGAGCAGCTCGAGGGCGACGGCCCCGGCCGCCTTGGCAGCGGTCCCCTTCGGCTTGTACAGCCCGATCGGCAGCCGCCGCGCGACCGCTTCCTTGAAGTCCTTGGCCAGCGGCACGACCGCCGCGAACACATCGGCCCCGTACGCCTCGCGCATCATCGCCTCGTACCCCAGGTGGATCGAGAGCCGGCGGTCGTACATCGTCAGCAGGTAGCCGGCCAGGGCGAGACGAGGGTTCGGCCCCCCCTGCACCGCCGCGATCGAGTCGTGGACCGGCCCCAGGCCCTGTGAGCCGAAGTCCTCGGGCTGGACCGGGACGACGATCCGGCCCGAGGCCACCAGGGCGGCCCACGAGCAGAGATGCAGGTTCGGCGGGCAGTCGATCAGGGCGAGGTCGAACGAGCCGGCCAGGCCGTCGAGGAAACGCCTCAGCCCGCCCTGGTGCGATGCCCAGGATTCGGGGGAAATCATATTCCACCGGGTCAGGCGGATCGAACCCGGCGCAATCCAGACGCCCTCGACGCCGGCCGGTCGGAGGATCGCCTCGGGCATCGGGTCGGCGTCCGGCTCATAGAGCGCGGCAACGGATGCCTCGGCCGGGATCGCGAGCATCGCGTCGGGGCCGAGGAAGCCCTGGGTCAAGCTGGCCTGGGGGTCATTGTCGACGAGTAGCACGCGCCGGCCGAGCTTCGCCAGCGCCGCCGAGAGGTGATAGACGGAGCTGGTCTTGCCGACCCCGCCCTTCTGGTTCAGGAAGGTCGTGACGATCATCCGGTCTGGTCCGTCGGGAGTTGCGGACGCATCGCCCCGCGGCGGGGCGACCCGGATTGAGGATCGGCCGGGGCCGCGTGCGGCTTTGAGCCGAATCATTTTGCACGCTGCAAAATCGCTGGCCGGGGGTCGGGTTTTGCAGCGTGCAAAAGCGCGGGCGATCAGAACGGGATGAGCGTGCTCGAGCGGATCATGAATCCGCCGAGGTTCTGCTTTGCCCCCCGGAATACCTGGTCTGCTGTCTCGATGCAGCCGAAGGCATTCCGCAGTATGACGCCATGGGTCGGGTGCGGGACCATCGACCAGCCGATCGGGACTGAGACCTCGTGGATGAACTGGCAGCCCGCGAAGGGGGCGAACGAGACCCCGCCCTTGCCCTGCCAGATCCAGGCAGCCGTCCCGCGATCCTCGATCGGGGGCGGGAGCGTGGCCTTGTCCGCAGCGGTCGGGCCCGGCTCGGGCGGCCCCTTGAACTCGCCGATGTTCTCGCGATGCCAGCGAGCATAGGCCGGGCAACTCAGGGCGTGGCCGCAGCAGTTGCGCGCGAGTTGATCGGGGTATCCGCAGGTGCAATCAGGCGGCTTCCTCATCGCTCGACGCCTCCCCGGTGGGCACGGCGGCGGGGGCGGGGGCGTCGGCCTCGGAGGGATCGGCCGGTTGCGGATCGTGTCCCCCATCGCTGCTCGTCTCCCTGGCCTCGCGGATCATCGCCGCGCACTTCTCTTCATCCAGCTCGCCGAGCCGATCAGCGACGACCTCGGCCGGGCCGATCAGGACCCCGCCGGCGAACGGCACCCAGTACATCCCGCCGACTGCATAGGCCTCGCGGCCCCGGACGATGACGGGTTTGGGCTCGGGCAGCCCCGCCCGCCTGCCGTGCTCGAGGGCCTCGGCGATCGAGCCGTGGAAGAGGCCGAAGCCGACCGGCTCGGGGTCGGGCTGCGGCTCATGATGCCGTTTCAGCAAGGCGCGCGTCCTGGCCAGGTCCGCCTTCGGGTTGGCCGGGCCACGCCACGAGGAATAGCCTTCACGCAGGGGCGACGGCCCCAGCTTTTGCTCCGCGAGCGTCGGCGGGGGATTGGCCGCCCGCTCCCTCATCATCGCCGATCGCAGCAGCCGTCTGTTCGATCTCGATCCCATCACGTTTGTCCAGTCGATAGCGGAAACGGTCGTGCGTCCAGGACCCGCCCCTGGACCGGAGCTCAGCCTTCAAACGGTCGGAGGCCGAGGCATAGCGTTGCCAGACCTCAGTCTCCATCTTGCCCGGATCGCACCAGACCTGAAGCCAAGCCCGGCGTGCCCGGTGGAACTCCCGGATTGCTCCGGGCAGGTCAGCAGAATCAGGAGGATCCAGCACGCTCATGCGCTCATCCTCATGGCATGGGTTTGACGAATCCAGGCATCCAGGAAGTCGAAGATCTCCCGGTCCTGGTTCGATCGCGCGGCGAGGAATTCGCACGCGAGGACCTCGACGTAGCGGCCGTGCGGGCCGAGGATGTCCAGCCCCTCCATCGCGCACTCGAACTGCTCAGCATGCGTCAGGTAGTTCCAACTGATCCAGGTCCGCTTATCCTCATCGATGCCCAGCGAGCCGATCCAGGGCCGCCGCTCCGAGGGATCGACGATCAGCATGCCGTCGGGCACGCGGTACCACCAGATGCGGCCGGGGCGGCTCATGAGGCGATCTCCCGCCTGGTTTCCTCGATCGCCTCCAGGACCTCGGCGATCAGCCCGCGGCGCATGATGTCGGCCAGGCCCAGGCGGCAGACCGTCACCCGGCCGCGCCGGAAGGTCTTGCCCTCGAGCGACCCGATCACCATGGCCAGCCCATTGGGGATCGGCTCGCCCCGCGGGGTCCGCAGGTCCCCCTGGGTGCTGTCCCCGACGATGATGAGCCTGGAATTCTCGCCCATCCGGGTCAAAAACATCTCCATCTGCCCCGGCGTCGTGTTCTGGGCCTCATCCATGATGACGATGGCATCGCGGAACGTGTGGCCCCTCAGATGCGCCAGGGGGATCGAGCGGACGATGCCCACCTTCGGGTCTGTCAGCGCCTTGAACTCATCATCGTCCTTGGAGAAGAGCCGGATCGCCTCCATCACGGGGGCAAGGTAGGGGGCGATCTTGCGGTCAGCATTCCCCGGGAGAAACCCCAGCTTCTCCTCAGCCTCGACGGCAGGCCGGCAGATGATGATCGAGCCGGCGCGCGACTCGGGGTCATAGTGGGCCGTGCCCACCATCTCATGCAATGCGACCCCGGCCGCCAGGAACGTCTTCCCGGTGCCCGCGCGGCCATCGCAGATCGTGATGTCCGACTCCTGGATGGCCCGGACATAACGCCGCTGGCCCCGGGTCGCCGGCTCGACCGGCGGCCTGAGGATCAGGCTCCGCTCGGGCCGGATCAGGGCCGGCTCATCTTGCTCCCTGCGTTGGATCCGCTTGTGCATCTTCATGGTGCGGCCTCGCGGTGATCAGGCGTCAGTCTTCGACGCGGAACAAGGTGCGGCGCGACTCGCGGCGCCGCTCGGCCCGACGTCGGGCCAGGGCAGAGGTCACGGCTCGGTGACAGAGGGTATCCAGGGTTCTCACGTTGGAAAGGTCGAACCAGTCGCCCCCCTCGCAGATCGGGATGATGTGGTCGGCTTCCCAGGGGGACTTGGCGGGGTCGATCTTGGCGGCGACCTTCCAACGGTAGGCCGCGTCGAGCCGGGCCAGGATGGCCTCGGTTGGCGTCCCGGCCCTCTGGGCAGCGCGGAGTTCGGAAAGGATCGTAGCGGTGTCCACGGTCTTCGTGTCGAAGCCACAGAGCGCACAGATGCCCCGGTCCCGCTCGAACACGACCTTGCGAAAGATCTCGGGCTGCGTCCGCATCGTCCATTGCTTGACGCACTCAGCATCCCCGCACCAGTTGCGCTTGCGGCCCGAGACCGGCCGCTTGCACCAACGGCACGGGCGCGAGCCGCACGGCAGGACGACCGGCTTCGCGACGTCCCAGTGGTAGCCGGCGGGGCGGGGCATGGGGCGCGACATCAGGCGGCTCCGTCGCTGCTCGACTTGCCCGCGGCGAACCACTCATCGTCGCCGGCCAGGGGGTCGCCGGGGTTGATCGCGGCGAGCCGCTCGCGGGACTTCTCGGCGTACTCTGGGGACAGCTCGAACCCGAGCCAGCGGCGGCCGAGTTTCTTGGCCACGGCGGCCGTCGTGCCCGAGCCGCTGAATGGGTCGAGGACCACGTCGCCGGGGTCGGAGCAGGCCCGGATGATCCGGCCCAGGACCCGCTCGGGCATCTGGCACGAGTGGAACCCCTCTCGCTCCTTGTACGTGCCGCAGACACGCGAGACGTGCCAGGTGTCCGAGTCCGGGGCGATGCCGCCGGGCACGTCCTGGGGCCGGAGGATCCAGGTGTCATCGGGCAGCCGGCCGCCGGCCTTGGCCCGCTTGTCGCCGTACACGAGCTGCCGGGCCGAGGGGACCTTGATCGCGTCGGGGTTGAACGTGAACTGCTCCCGGTCGCGGGTGAAGTAGAGCAGGTGGGTATGGGACGGCGTGAGCTTCGCCTTGCAGTTGACGCCGAACGTGTAATACCAAATGACCCAGGACCGCATCGACAGCCCCAACTCGCGGTGGAACAGGACCTTCAGCTCCGCGGCGAACTCGTTGCCGATGGCGAGCCAGAACGTCCCAGCCGAGGTCAGGAGCCGCGCGACCTCACGGCCCCAACGCCGACACCACTCGAGATACTCATCCGTGGTCCGGGCGTCATCGTAGATGTCGTAGTCATAGCCGATGTTGAACGGCGGGTCAGCGAAGATCAGGTCGATCGACCGGTCGGGCAAGGCCGCCATCAGCTCAACGCAATCGCCGGCCGCGATCAGATCAGCGGGGAACTCGGCGTCGGGGTCAGGGAATAGTCCGCTCATCGCTGCCCACCCTCCCGCATCCAGCGCATGACGGTCTCGAGCCGACGGACTAATGAGAATTTCTCAATCCGGTGTGCCGTAATCTCGATCAGCCTGTCCCGGATCGACTCCAGTTCGGCCAGCATTTCGGCGCGCTCGGCCTGGAACTGCCGTAAATACACGACGAGATCCAACGCCTCCTGGTAGCAGTCCACCAGCGCGTCACGACCGTTGAAGGGTTTTAGGGGCGTCCCGTACTTGCGCCGGCCCTCGCCGTCGCGGTCGCCCATGTCGCGCATCACGAGGTTCCAGACCGCTTCGCGTCCATTCGGGATCGGGGCCGGCTGCTCGGTCACTCGCTCATTCATCGCTCGGGTCCTCGAGAGGGGAGAAGGGCATCCTTGCCCGCGCCGACATCCCTGGGGGATCAGGCCACGCGATCAACCGCACCCCCCGGCCTCACCGCAGACGGTGCAGGTGTAGCAGGCTCCCGTCCGCTGGGTCGGGCCGCCGCAGGACCGGCAGGACGGGTTGTGCGACTCGATCCGCGGCCGCTGGGGATTCGCCTCACTGCCGCTAACAATGGCGATCTCATGGAACTGGCTGATCGTCCGCTGAAGCGTCTGGTGGAGCTGCTCGAGCGAATCGCCGATCTCCAGGTCCTCACCTCCCGTCGCGGCCTCGGCCGGGATGGGAGCCATTGCCTCAGCCGCCAGTTCATCGCGGTGCGGGGCATGCTCAGCGTGGTAGCCGGCCAGGAACTCCATGCCGAGCCAGCGGAAGACGTAATCGGCCACGCTGCGGGCGATCGGGATGTCACGGTTCTGGGTCATCCCCGAGGGCTCGAACCGCGTGTAGGCGAACTTCTCGACGAGGACCGGGAGCGGCACCCCGTACTGAAGGCCGACCGAGACCGCGATTCCCAGGGCATCCATCAGGCCGCCGATGGTCGAGCCTTCCTTGGACATCTTGACGAAGACCTCGCCCGGCCGACCATCCTGGTACATGCCGACCGTGATATAACCCTCGTGGCCATCGACCTCGAACTTGTGGGTCATGCTCCGGCGGGTCGATGGCAGTCGCTCCCGCTTCGGCTGGTTCGCCAGGTTGGCCAGTTCGCTCAGCTCGCGCAGTGAGCCGATGACCGGTCCATCCAGGCCCCTCATGACCGGCCAGTCGGGATCGACCAGCGACCCGTTGATGAGCCAGGGGTCGGGGATCTCGTTGCTGTGCGCGTCGAGTCGAGCCGGCTGGCCCAGGCCGACCTCAGTCTCGATGTCAGCAGCCGCGAGGAATGCTGGGGTCACTTCAGCCGCGGCCGGGGCCGCCTTGGTGCTGAGCGGCTGGGATGCCTTGGAGTTGTCCCGGTAGATAGCCAGGGCCTTTAGGCCCCGCTTCCAGCCCTCGACGTAGGCCTCGCGGATCTCGTCGGGGGTGGAGTCCTCGGGCAGGTTGACGGTCTTGGAAATCGCCCCCGAGAGGAACGGCTGGCACGCCTCCATCATCCGGACATGGCCGAGCCAGGAGATCGACCGCTTGCCCACGGGCTGGACTGGGTAGCCATCCCGCTCCTGGTCGCTCGGCGGGAACGAGCAGTCAAAGACGGCCAGGTGCTCGGCCTTCAGCCCGCTGGGGATGACCGTCTCGCCGATCGCCACATCCTCGATCGTGTCGTATTCATCAATGTGGCGGATGATGCCGGCGATCTGGTCCTCAGAGTACCCGAGGGTCTGCAAGGCCAGGGGCACGATCCGGTTGACGATCTTGAGCATCCCCCCGCCGGCGAGGGTCTTGTACTTCACCAGCGCCGTCTCGGGCTCGACCCCGGTCGTGTCGCAGTCCATCAGGAAAGCGATCGTCCCGGTCGGCGCCAGGACCGTGACCTGGCTGTTGCGGAAGCCATGCAAGACCCCGACATCCCGGACCACATCCCAAAGGTGGACTGCTTCAGTGGCAAGCCATCTCGCCTCCGAATTCGCCGGGGCCTTGTTATCGAGCAGGCCTCGGGCTGCGTCGGCGTGCTGGTCGATCACCCGCAGCATCGGATCTCGGTTGGCTGCAAACCCCCCGAATGCCCCCTTGACGGCGGCGACATCGGATGAGGTCAGGTAGGCCTGGCCGTGCATGATGGCCGTGATCGCGCCGGCCAGGGCCCGCCCCTCATCCGAGTCATAGGGCAGGCCGTTGGCCATCAGCAAGGCGCCGACGTTGGCGAAGCCCAGCCCCAGGGGGCGGAACTCATGGCTGTTCTCGGCAATCTTCCTGGTCGGGTAGCTGGCCCGATCCACGAGGATTTCCTGGGCGATAAGGAAGATCCGGACCGCCGCGCGGAACCCCTCGACGTCGAACATCCCATCCTCGCGACGGAACTTCATCAGGTTGATCGACGCGAGGTTGCACGCCGAATCATCGATGAACATGTATTCCGAATTGCTGACGATGATGCCGTGCGGGGCGGCGCCCGACGAGACCTCGAAGTTGTGGGTGTCCTCGACCTCGATGTCATAGACCGCGACCGGGGTCTCGTTCTCAAATTCGCGGACTGCGAGCACGACATCGTTGACGAGCGATCGGCTGGACTCGACCCACGCGGCGAACTCGACCCAGCCCATGCCGCGGATCCGGCCGTCGCCCCGGGCCAGCGGGACGCGGCCCTTGAGTCCATGATCCCGGATGAACTTGTTCCACCGGGCGACCGTGACGGCCGGGCCGTCCTTATGGGTCTGCCTGGGCAATGCCTCGATGGCCTCCCAGGTCTCGACCATCAAGCTGTCTTCGGCCTCGATGGCCATAGCGTTGGCTATGCCGCGCGAATGTCTGGACTTGTGCTCGCCAGCCTCGATCAGCTCGAAGTTCGACAGCCGATCATCCCGCCGATCCTCGTTGGCATGATGGACCTCGAATCCATCGGGGATCGGCCCGTTGGCCTGCTCGCACATCCAGCGGGACTGGTAGAACGTCCCTTCCCTGGTCTCGATGGTGGTCCTGGGATGCCGCCCGATCTCGCCGCGGCCGATCTTGCGGAGCCGCTGTCCGGGCTTCAGGTCCTTCGCCTCGACCGCATCGCCTGACCGGAGGTAGAAACGGTGCTCCGGCGTGCAGCGGAAGACCAGGCCCTTGTCCGTCTCGACCTCGACCAGCTTCGTCGTCTCGCCTGCCTTCCAGGCCCGGACGATCTGGCGCAACACCGGCACGCCGGCCTTGAAGTCGAAGCTAAACGCCAGCGGAAGATCCTCGCCCCGTCCGGATCGCGCCGCCAGCATGCCGATCGGGATCCGGCCCTCGCTTGTGCCGATGAGCGTCTCGAACACGAAGCAACAAGGATTGCTGCTGTTGATCGGCGCGGTGTTGGGGCAGGTATGCCAGCGCTGGATCGTATCCTCATACTGAAGGCCAGGGTCGCCGCATTCCCAGGTGCCGCGGGCGATCCGCTCCATGAGGACATCAGGGTCATGCAGTTCGATCCCCTCACCGGTTGTCACGGACCTCAGCTCATAATAGTTCCGGAAGTTGGGCCGGCCCGAGCCGAGCGGCTCAAGACCCCGGTTGTGCTCCGCGATCTCCATGAACTCGTCCGTCACCCGCACCGACAGGTTGGCATTCTGGAACGCGACCGAGCCATAGGCCTCCCCATTGAACGAGGCGTCATACCCCTGGGCGATCAGCGCGCGGGCCTTGCGGTCCTCCTTCAACTTGCACTCGATGAACTCATTGATGTCGGGATGAAAGCATTTGAGGGTCTGCATCTTCGCCGCGCGACGGGTGTTCAGGCACGCCACGCCGTTGATGAACGGCTCGGTGGACCCGAACGGCGCGAGCACGTAGTTATGCTCGCTCCAGATGCGCTTGTCGTCCGGCTCGGGATCCTCAACCTCGACCGAGTAGACCCGACTCAGCCCGATCGGCCGGACCTCGATGACCTCGTGGTTGTTCTCACGCAGCTCTCGATAGAAAGCCTCGTAGGAGCCGAAAACGTTCTCGAACTTGAGGGCCTGCCGGGCGACATCAGGGCAGCGTCGGCCCTCGGCCTTGCGGGCGAGGACGTAACCGGCGAACGTCGAGAGGTCATGCCCCGCGTTGATGAGCGAATATCCGAGGTTGAGCATCCGCTTGCGGACTGCTGCCTTCTGGAGCATGGCTGGGTTGCGCCGCTTCAGGACCGCGGATTGCTTGAGGCGGTACTCGCTGGACCGCTCGGAGTCCGACCAGAACGCGGATGAGGCATGCATACCGTTCCGCTCGCCAGGATGCCCATCGGTGTAGAACGCCCGGCCTCGCCCGTGATCGGCGGCATGCTCGGCCTGGGTCTTCAGCCGCAGGTTTTCCGGCCGGTTGTCGCCCTTGTCCTTGTTCTCGTGATGGACGATCTTGCCCTGGAGATCCCAGCGGAGGATGTCCTTGGCAACGAGCTGATGGAACAGGGCCTTCCCCTTCATGCCGTCCTGGAGTCCGACGCGGACATAGCCATCCTTGTGGCGATCCGTGCTGACCTGCATCAGGCTCATGCCGGGCTTCAGGTCGGCGGCCCGCTTCCAGATGCCATCCTTCAGCATCATCGGGTGATCGTGAGAAACCCGGAATTCGCCCTTGTCCGTGATGACGGAGATGACCGGCTTGACCCCGGAACACCAGGCATGCGCCCGCTTCGCCGCGACCCGGCCGAGCCGGCGCGAGTAGGACAGCACGACGAACCCGCCTTCGAGGTCGGCCAGGTCGCCGACCGGCTTCACTCCCCGATCGGTCAGGATCGGCTGGTCCGGGGCGAGGCACTTCCCGCCCGACTTGACGACGCCGGCAATCGCATCGTAGACCCGCATGAAGCTGACCGGGCCGCTCGGCTTGCCACCCCCCTGGAGCTTTTCCTTGGTGCTGCGGAGCGTCGACAGGTCAGTCCCGGTGCCCGAGCCATACTTGAACAGCATGGCCTCGGAACGGGCCAGATCCATGATCGATCCCATGTCATCCGCGACGCTCTGGATGAAACAGGCCGAGCCCTGGGGGTACTCGTAGGCATCCAGGCACGGGACCGCCCGTCCCTCCCCCTTATGCCAGCGCCAGTTATTCGCTGCTCCCTTGAGGTGGTATTCCTGGCTCAGGCCGACATTGAACCAGACCGGCGAGTTGAATGCGCCATACTGGCCGAGGCACAGCGCCGCCAACTCCTCCCGGTACTGGACTGCATCCGCGGCCGTGGCGAAGTATCCATCCACTTTGCCCCAGTGTGCGATCGTGTTGCAGACCCGGCCGATGAGTTGACTCACGGAATGCTCGCGCCCTCCCTGGGTGGGGTCGAATCCCTTCGACAGGTCGCCATAAAAATACTTGCTGGCGACGATGTTGGCGGCCCGGTCGGACCAGTCCTCGGGAACCTCGACGCTGGGCTGCTCGAAGATCAACCGGCCGTCATCCCCCTTGATCTGGGCCGTCACGGTGCGCCAGCCGATCCGAGCGTAGGGGTTGCAGTCCGGCGGGCAGAAATAGGGTTGGATCGTCAGCCCCCGGGCGGGGGCCGTCGCGGTCGCCGCGGGCCGGTTGGTGTCGGCGATGCTCATGCTGCTCTCTCCATTTCGGCGTCGAAAAGGTTGATGGATGGATCGCGGTCAGACGACGTAATCGACGCCGTCCCACTCGACGAGCCGGGCCCGCCAGTCGAAGTCCGGCCGGGCCGCCTCGCCCTGGATCTGCTTGCGGTGCTGGAACCAGCCGCGGAGGTTCCCGGTCATGCTCGAGGCGATGCCGGCCCCGATGACCCTCGCGAGCGGGACGGCCTGGTGCTCGGTCGGCGTCGCATGCTTCGGCTCACCGCCGACGAGCTGCTCGAACAGCTTCAGGTCTTCCTCGAGCGTCGGGGCCTTGCCCTCGTGCGTCCGGTAGGAGACGCGGGCGCAGCGGGCTGAGGACATGGCCAGGAGGTTATTCAGCGAGAACGTCTCGCGCTCGGCCGTCGAGACGTAGGGCAGGTGCCAGCAATGGGGGTCATCGGCATCCATTCGCCGCAGATCGGGCCCGCTCGCCGCGTAGGCGCGGGCCATGCGGACGGTCAGGCACTGGATCTCGGGCATCGCGGCCTTGTGGATCCGCAGGGCGAAGAAGTTGGCGAAGTCTGTCGCCGTGCAGATGACGTTGATGTGGCCGAAGGGCTCGACCAGCCGGTTGACGATCTGCTTGTGGATGCCGAGGGACATGAGGCGGTCGGCGTGGCCAACGGCATCATAGCTGGCCTCGAGCCACAACTTGCGGGCCGCCTTCTGCTCATCCTCCGTCAATTCCTCGGTCGCTTGCATGCCCTTCTGGTTCTTGCCCCAGTGGATCGGGACATAGGGGTCGTCGAGGATCCACTGTTTCATCCGGGCCCAGGGAATGGCCCGGCTCGAGCTGGCATTGCGGCTGAAGACCCGGTGGGTCATGAACTCGGCGTGGATGACCCTGGGGTAGCACAGTTCGAACGTCGTCAGCCGGGCGCCAGCGGGGCTGATCGAATCCTCAATGATCGTCGCGCGAATCGTCACGGTTTCAGTCTCCTGGGAAACGGAGGATGAGGGGGCATTGAAGGCAGCTCAGTCGTGGCTGGGCTGGCCCCAGCGGATCCGCCAGGATCGCTCGGCCACGAACACGACCTCGAAGCTGCCGGGGCTAAACCGCTGGGGGGCATACCGGGCGCGGAACAACAGCACGGAGCCGTGATGGATGATCCGGTGCCAGATGTCCTGGCGGTCGGCCAGGAATTCGCCGGATGCCTGGATGAAAACCTGGACCGGCTCGAGCGCGGCGACCCGCTCCCTGATGACCCGGATGCGAAGCTCCGCGCTGGCATGCTCGACCGTGAAGGTCTCTGACAGCCCGCGAACCTTGTGCTTGAGCGTGCTCGGCCGAATCGTCGTCATGGCCATCAGGACCTCAGGGGGCGAAGGGGTACGGGCCGGCATCGATCCGGCCGGCAGCGCGGACGATGATGTAGGCCAGGGGTCGGGTCCAGTAACGCTTGTGGACGATCGGGTCGGCGATCAGCTTGTCATCGGCAATGATGCGGCCGACCGGGCTGGGGGGCATGTGGGCCGCAATGATCCGCTTGCCCGTGACCGGGTCCTTGCCGGGGGCCTTGAACACATTGCCGCTGATCGCGTCGGCGATCAGCTTGAACAGGTTGTCGCCGTCCGGCTTGCTGACCCAGCGCTCGCCGGGCTTGCGGGCCTTGGCCGAGCGGCAGGCGTACAGCTCGACCTCGACCGGCCCCTCGTAGGGGGGGATGCCCGCCGACTCGCCCAGGCCGGCGGCCTCGGCCGCGCGGGCGACCGTCTCCTTCCACGCCTTGACGTGCGGCTCGGTGCGGACGTGCTTGCCCCGGCCGCGGAGCGGGGCACGCCAGGGGACCGGCTGGCCAGTGACCTCGAAGGCCGCGATGACCGTTCCGGGCTCGAGCAGCCGCACCGGCGCGGGGGCCTTCTTGGTCAAAAACTGCGCCGGCTTCCCTCGCCCCGGCTTGGCTGACGGGCGATGCCCGAGCAGGGCATCGAGTGCCGTCTGATCCTTCAGGCGGATTCCCACGGTCGGCCTCCGATTGGCTCGGCCACGGGCTGCACCAGCCCGAGGATCTGGTCGCCCACGCGGAAGTGGAACGGGTCGACCCGGTCCCGCTGCACGCCGAGCGGCGGATAGACAACGGCGACGTGCCGCCGCAGCATCGTCACGTACCAGGCGTCGAGCCCGACCCGGAAGCCGAGCACGCGACACTCGTTGAACCAGACCGGAATGCCAGTCAGCGGTTGGCAGCCGGCGCCGCAACACGCGCGGCAGAGGGCGAGGGTCGTCCCTCGGGGGATGAGCCGCCTGGAAGCCTCGCCCCCGGCCGTCACCAAGCCGGTCGCCTTGCACTCATCACAGGCTGGCCGCTCGCGGTCGGGCATCTCGTCGAAGCCGGGCAACTCGAGCGGCCGCTTGCCGAAGGGGCCGAACTGCTCCATCCATTCCCTCAGCCCGCGGGGCTTCTCGGCACTCCAACCGGGCAGGGCGTGGAAGGCGTCGGCAGGCATGGATGACTTGTGGGCGGCCACCACGATCGCCCCGTCCGTGGCCAGGGCGTAATGCCCCTCAACCCAGGGCAAGGCATACACCGGGTCGAGCCGGGGCAAGCTACACGCGGCGAGTAGGATCGGCGGGACGCGGCGGATGAACAGGTCGCGGCGGGCCTTGGCCTGCTCGCAGTGGTCATGGATCACGGCGGTCATCGGGCACTCCCGGACTCGGCCGGCTTCCGGGTATTCCCGGCCTCGGCTGCCTTGACGAAGGCCGTCACGAGCGCGCCGGTGCTGAGGCCAAGCAACGAGCCGTAGCAGGCGCAGACGAAGCCGATCGCGAAGCCGCCGGTGATCGTCCCCAGGAACCCTGCGCCGCCGGCCGCGGCGATTGTCATGTGCAGGATCACGAGCATCCGGTTGCGGTCATAGGGTTGCAGATAGTCGCTCATCATCGAATCAAACCCTCATCAGCGAGTCGGGCGAGGATCACGGCATGGCACGGCCTGGAGGGCTCGCCCGTCCCATCCCAGTCACAGCACCAGCAACCGAGGATCTTGCCCCGCAGCTCGGGGAGCCGGGCCCGGAGCGCTGGGCAGGAGACAACCCACTGGCGACAGAACTCGACCGCCGCCTCGGCGTCGAGGGTCGCCTCATCGATTACGCAGATGACCTGCCGGTCCACAATCCCGGATTGCCCCCAATGGTCGAAGAGCCTCACGGCCTCGATCGAGTCCATGCCGACCTTGAATGGGTTCCCCCATGGGGAATCAGGCCAGCCGGCGCGGGGGACGCGGCGGCCGACGTAGATGAAATCCGGGTCAGCCTCGAGTTCCGCCCGCTTTCGGCCCCGGACGTTGATGACGGTCGTCATCGAACAGACTCCTTGGCGGGGAACAGCTTGGGGTGGTTGAGCGCGGCGACCGGCCCATGCAGCCTTGCCACCAGCGCGGGTGAGGGGATCCAGAGTCCCTGGCTGCCCGAGTAGGGGATGGCCGGGATGAGCCGGTGGACGTCGATCAGCCGCCAGCCATACCGGCCGGTCGTCAGGTCGCCGAAGACCTGATCCATTGCGGGGAAGTGGGACGGCCCACGCGAGAGCACGCAGCCGTCCAGTCGGGCCAGGCAAACGACCTTGCCCAGCATCACCCGGAAGTCGAGGTCATGCCCCGATGCCCTCAGGGCGGCAGCGGCCCGGCGGCAGTTGGCGATGACCTCCGAGTCCCATTTCTTGCCCGCATGGATCAGCAGCGGGCCGCGGTACTTCGTCGCCCAGGACCTCGTCTCGTAGGTCTTCACGCCCAGGGCGATCAGCGAGGCATAGGGTTGATGCAGAGTGATCCCGCGCACGGCTCAGGTCCTCTGGCAAAAGAGATACGCGGCACGGGATCGTGACTCCCGCGCCGCGTCCGGTCTTCAGGCCGCGATCAGGGCTTGCCCTGGTAGCAGGGGATCCCGTCATGCAGCCCCGCCTTGAGCCGCTCGCCGATCGACTCGACGGCGATCTGACGCACGCGTTCGATCTCGTCGGGGAGGGGGATCAGCTCGAAGGTCCCCATTCCGGGGTCGATCTCAACGGCGCAGGAGATGCCCAGCCGCTCCGTCTCGCCAGGGGTGGAGTAGACGGGCACGCCCAGGGTGACGACCTCGGGGATCTCGCCGGCCTCAGATGCGACCTTGGCGTTGATGGTTCGGCCCATCGACTCGTCGGCCCGGCCGATGCGGCTCGAGGCCACCTGGCCATTCTCGATCCGCAGGTTCTTGAGCTTCTCGAGCAGCACACTGGGAGCGAGCGTCCCGGCCAGGTCCACCCGCAGCAGCCGCATGAACTGCTTGTGGTTGAACGTCTGACGATCCTCATCCAGGGAATTCAGACGGTAGAAGACATCCGAGGTCGCCAGGGTCAATCTGGCCGTCTCGAGCCGATGGCCAGCGTCGTCGATGACCAGCACGACCTGCTCAGCGTCATACCAGACGACCGGGGACAGGTCCGTATCATCGCCCTCAGCCGCAGCCTCATCCCTGAAGCGATTGGCCAGGCTGATGATCTGCTCGAGCGTGTCGACGACATGGCGGCGCGGCTCGGGCGCCTTGTCATGCTCGCTGATCGTGCCGCCGATCGCATACCGCAACGTCCTGGGGGAGGACTCCAGCTTGACGGGATGCTCGGCCTTGGTGGCGAGGCCGGCAATGAAAGCCAGGGCTTCGGAAATCATGAACAGGCTCCAAAATCATCAGGAATGGATCAGGCCAGGGGAAACCGGGGAAACTGGCATGGAGCCGGCGCGGAGCCGGCGCGGGATCAGTCGTTGTCGGGCAGGTCGAGCGTCCCCTGATCGACCGCATCGGGCGACTCGGGGTTGAAGACGAGCAGGCCGTTCATCCGGGCGCCGAGGCTCAGGACCTTGGTCTTGTGCGCGGGAACCTTGCTCTTGACCTGACACTGAGCCTGGACCTCGTAGCAGTCGCCCGACTCATCCAGGACAGGGACCAGCCCGATCTCGAGGACGACCATCCGGGTCTTGCCATCGCCGGGCCGGTCGGTGCAGTCCTCGGCAGCCCGCTTCAAGTGCATCCGGAATGCCTCGGCAACCTTGCCATGGTCCAGTTTGCTCAGGGTGGCTAACTCCAGCTTCTCAAGCACGATGCGACTCCCTCGGTGGGTTGCTCAGCCGTGCATCGCCAGCGCCACCGCGGCGCCGGCGACCTCGGCCACGATGCGGATCAATCGCCACTTGCTCATCGGATCAACTCACGGGCTGGGGGAACTCGCTCCAGAGCATGCCGTCCAGCATCCGGCCGGCGTCCTTCTTGTCCATGCGGCGCACGACGGCGGCCCCGTCGCCGTTGGCCCCGATCTCGCTGATGTCGGGGAGCACGCGGCCGTCGGGCAGGACCGCCGCGGCCGGGTGTGCGTCGCGGGAATTGATGGCATCCTTCAGGAACGGATGCCCCTGGCCGTCGGGCCGCCAGCAGCCCCATTGCTTGAAGAAAAAGGCGACCCCTTGCGCCAGGCACTGGTCGCGGATCGAGCGGACCCAATCGGGGTGCATGGGCCGCGCGCCCGGGCCGCTCTCGCCCCCGACGATGACCCAGTGGATCCCCGTCAGGTCGATCTCGCCGAGGTCTTCCAGCAGCGGCTCGACCGAGAGGAACCGGATCTGGGCGGGGATCTTGCGGAGCACGTCCACGCGGGGCAGGCCGTGCTTGCGGTCCTCGACCGAGGTCCCGAGCCGGACGTTCGCGGGGGCGTCGCCGTGGTGCCAGGCGTCGAGCCAGCGGCAATCTTCGCCCTCGCCGTCGACCCAATGGGCGGCGGCCCGGAGATGATGCAGGACGTTCTCCGGCCGCTTCGTCAGCACCAGCCAGTCCAGCGAGGGCGTCCGCCGGATCAACTGGAAGAGCTTCGCCCTGGCAGTATCCAGGGTCGCGCCCACCGAGCCGTCGATGGCCGAAGCGTTCACGTCCACGTAACTGAAGAGGCGTTCGCCCTTCACGTCGTGGAGCGGCCCCCGCCAATCCTCGAACACATCAGCCAGGCTGGCACAGAACACGCGATGCCGCCGGCCCGCCTCGGCCGCGGCCTTGTCCCAGGCGAGCGGCTCGCGCCACTTCGCGTCGGCCGCGACGACGCGCGTCCCGTTCGGGCCCCAGACGCCGAGCAGCTTCGGGTTGCGTTTGCTCTGCGTGTCGGCGTAGCAGTTGGCACAGCCGGGGCTGACCTTCGTACAGCCCCGCCAGGGGTTGAACGTGTGGTCGGTCCATTCGATCTTCGAGTTAGCGCCCACTCTTCGCCCTCGCTTCCGCCATGCGGCGGTGTCGGTTGATCTCGGCGGCATCCCGCGTGTACGTCACGCGGCCGGTGCCGACGTCGAGCGTCGCGTAATCCAGGTCATCAGGGCGAGCCATCCGGAATCGCGGCTCGACATAGCACGCCGCGCAATGGACCGGGAAGGTCGTCGTCCCGTCACCCCTCAGGATCAGCACGAATCCGGTCGAGCCGCACGAGCAGGGCCGGATCGTCTCCCGGGGGATCCCCACGCGAGCCACCGGGTCATAGATCCAGCACTCGGGGTCGAACAACGCCGCGGGGTCGCTCTTGGCTCGCGGCATCGGGGGCTGGCTCAGCAGCGCGGGCATGGTCGCTCGCCTCACTCCGGATGGGTCGCGGTCCTGGCATCCGCGTGCATGAATTCTTATCTGATCCCAATCCAGAATTCAATCCCGGATCGGGATTTTTCTCAGAATTGGGAGGGGTCGATCTCGGGCCGGGACGGGTCCACGTCGGAAACCCAGGGCTCGAACCGCCCCTGGTCCTTGAAGAACCTCAGGTCGACGGAGCCGACCGCGCCGTTGCGGTTCTTCGCCACGATCAGCTCGCAGTAACCCGGCTTGTCGCTGGGGTCGTAGTAATCAGGCCGGTGCATCAGGAGCACCACGTCGGCATCCTGCTCGATGGCCCCGGACTCGCGGAGGTCGGACATCCGCGGTTTCTTGTCCTGTCGCTGCTCGTTGGATCGGTTGAGCTGGCTGAGGCAGACGACCGCGATGCCCAGCTCACGGGCGATCCGCTTCAGGCCACGGCTGATCGAGGCCACCTCTTCCTGGCGGGACTCTCCCTCGCTGGGGGTCACGAGTTGCAGATAGTCCACGATCAGCAGCTTGAGCCCGGCACGAGCCTTCCATCGCCGCGTCAGGGCCGTGATCTGGAGCGTCGACAGCGCGGGGGAGTCGTCAATCATGGCGGGGGCGTTGGCCCAGTCCGTATCCGCCTTGAGCAGCCGGCCCCACTCGTCCGTCGTGATTGAATCAAAATCCTTGAACTTGTAATTCGGGACGCCTGACCGGCAAACCGCCAGCCGCTCGCCGATCTCATTGCTGCTCATCTCAAGGCTCACGAATAGGGCCGGCTCGCGCCGGACCAGCGTGCAGTACTCGAAAACGTTCAGGCCGAGCTGGGTCTTGCCCATGCTGGGCCGCGCGGCCAGGATCACGAGTTGGCCGGGCTGAAACCCGTCAGTCATCCGGTCCAGGGCATCCAGGCCGCAGGAGATCCCCGATGGGCCGCGGCGGCGCCGCTCCAGCCGGGCCAGGGCGCCGGAGACGGCGACCTTGGCCTGATGCGTGCTCTCCTGGGTCCGGCTCTCGGCGATCGCGAAGACGGCCGTTTCTGCCCGTTCCAGGAGGTCATCGGCGGTGTGGGTCTGGCTGGCGATGTCGCCCTGGATCGATCGGGTCGCATGGGCCAGTTGGCGGGCGACCGACTTTTCCCGGACGACCTCGGCGTAGTGCTTCGCGTTGGCGGAATGGGGGACCGCGCCGAGGATCTGGGACAGCCCGAAGTCACCCCCGATGTCGTCGAACTTGCCCGCCCGCTTCAACTCGTCCCCGACCGTGATCGGGTCGATCGCCCTGGCGGTCTGGTACAGGTCCAGGATCACCTGCCAGCACTCGCCCCGCGCGGCCCCGAAAAAATCCTCGGGCTTGAGCAGGCCCGCGACGTCATTCAGGACCTCGGGATCGAGCAGGACCGAGCCGAGGACCCCATTCTCAGCCTCGACCGAGTGCGGCCAGAGCCGGAGGGATTCCTGGACATCTGGGGCATCGGGGATCCGTCCCCCCTGGCCGTTCCGGGCTGGGGTGCGGCTCATTGCGCCTCCCTGGCCACGGCCACAGGTCCATGGCCGGCTTCCCACGCTTTCCGGAGGGGATGGTTCGGCGCGAGTTTGGCCATGCGTTCCGCGATCGGGATCCCGGCGTCAGGATCGACTAGCCGATGCCCCGGCAGGGGGGCATACCGGGCCTTCTGACTGGGGGTCAGCGGCTCGCGCTGGGGGATCGGCTCATGGACCTTCACCGGGGCCGGCGCCGGCCGGGGTAGCGCGGGTTCATCGCCCGGTTGCCAGTCTGAGGCGATCTTGCCGAGATAGCCGAGCGAGCGAGGCCGCAGCCCCTTCGTCTGGCACCGCTGGATCGCCCAGCGCCAGGCCCGCGAGTCATAGCGGCCGCGATTGCGGAGGTAATCCGCACAGAGCCGGCGGTGGCCGAAGGCCCGCCAGAGCTCGTCGTAGATCGCCCGGACCTGCTCGACCGGCGGCTTGAACGGGTACTCAGGTCCATCCAGGGCATACCCGCCATCGGCCGGGAAGGGAGGCAGCCCGAGCCCGGAGTCGCCGAAGTCCTCCGGCTCATCGACGCAGATCATCCCCCCCGTGGGGGCCGTCGTCTCGCGCGCCCGCGGAGCGAGAGACTCTGTTTCTGCCTCTGACTCTGTATCTGGGGGCGTTTCATCGCGTTTCACTAGCGTTTCATCGCGTTTCACTGGCGTTTCACTTGTTTCACCTGTTTCATGTTGACGCAACCTCTTGGCTTCACGATGTTTGCGAACTCGATCCGTCGAGGTCTTACCGTTTCCTGAAACGCCCTGAAACTGTCTCTTCTGGAAATTGATGAAGCAAATCGAGGCCTCGGAAACGCTGATGAAACGCAATGAAACGCAATGAAACGTTTCCAGTGTTTCCAGCGTTTCCTTGAGAAGATCAACGTCCCCGCCGGCGACCTCGAGGGCCATCAGTTTGACATTCATCGATGCGATGGTGCCGCGATCAGGCTGCTCGGAAGCCAGGCACAGCAGGTTGAACCAGACACGGAACTGCGCGTCGGTCAGATGACGCAGCTTGGCGTCATTGCGAGCCTCGTGATAGAGCCGGAACCAGGGGAGAGCCATCAACGTCCCTCCTGCTTGGCGAGCGATTTCATGACCTTGAGGTCATTGATGATCTCGGTGTAGAGCGTAAACCACTTCATCGGTGGGGTGCCTGTGGGCGCACGGCGATCGGCCCGGCGCGGGGTCGGCGGCCGGCAGGGTTCAGATGGGGAGATCAAGCCCGGCCCGCCTCGTCGCGGGCCGGGCACCCGTCAGGCCTCAGCGCTCAGTAGGTGCCATCCTCGCCGTGGGCTTCCTCATACCCGCCGGCCTGGACCGACTGGAGCTTGCGGACCGCCTCGGCATGGGCCAGGGCGACCTGCTCGGCATCCCAGTCCACCATCCGGCCGGGGAAGTCCTGCAACTTGGCCCAGCCGTTGAGGTACTTGAGCAGACCGACCGAGTGACGCTGCTCTTGTTCCTTGGTCCAGGCGAACAAGGCCTTGCCCGAGCGGGGCGGCCCGGAGTACCCACCGCCGTTCCCATTGCCGCGCGGCGCGTGGTCGCGCGGCTCCTCACGGTGGCTGTCACGCGGCGGCTGCGGCTGACTGCGGGCCGGCTCGTCGCGGACCTCGCCGTGCTCACCCTGGGCATAGTCCGGGACGCCGTCGCGGTAGAGGTACCGGCCGATCCCGAACTTGACACAGGCCCGCTTGAAGCTGTCCGAGTACCCGGACTTGTCGTCATCACCCGAGTCGGACATGCCAGCGAACCCGCCCGCATCTTCCTTGGCCAGCCACTCGCCGCTGTTGAGGCGGATCTCGAGGCGGCAGACGATCGAGTTTTCGCCCCCCGAGCGGTAGGAGTCGCGCCAGTTCTCAGGGCCGAGCACGGTATCGAGCCGGTTCATCGCCGTCCGCGCGGTGATGTAGGAGAGCTGGCGGCCACCCTGGGTACGCGTCTTGACCTCACCCGCCAAAAAAGGGGCAGCCAGCGCCGCGAAGATGTCAGGAGTCTGGGTCACGGTCCAGTCCTTTCCTCGGTTGATCCCGGATCAAGGTTTTTAGGCGGATCCGGAAAAATGGGAATTTTTCTTGCCTTCCGGCATCACGGGTGCATATAGAATGGTTGCGCGGTGATCACCGAATCGCCACGGCCGGGGCGTCAGCCCCCTCGGACCGGGCCTGGACCTCGTTGGCGAGGTCATGCACTCCAGAGGCGAACAGGTCCCAGAGCGTTTGCAACTCCTCGGCATGGCCCTGCGCGATCAGCGCACTGGCCAGGTCGTAGACCTCGAACGTCGTCTTCAAACGCTCGATGGCCGCCGCGTCGAACAGCTTGCAGTTACTCGCCCCATGCCGCTGGATGCCGCAGATCCGCGTCAGGATCTCGACCTTGAGCTTGGGCTGACGCACCTGATCCGCGACCGTCGAGGTCGTCAGCAACTTCTCGCTCAGATGGCGGGGCGGGGCAGCGATGTTCTCAGGCATCATGGATCTCCGTGGGGGGAGAGCGGGTTGATTCCGTTTTCAATCCCGAACGTAGATCATTCTAGCCCGCTGAAATTCCGGTTTCAATCCCGATGCGGAAAAAATGCGGGTTTTCCAGAAAGCCGGGGGTTACGAAATTGATCGGAACAAGTAGTGTGAGTGTGGCTCCACTGACACCGCCTCTTTCCCGAGACCCCAGTGCTGACATGACGTTAGGTGAAAAGATCACCAGACGGCTCGGTGAGTTGAACAAGAGTCAGAATGACCTGGCCACCTTCATTCACAAGGCGCAGTCGAGGATCTCGAAGTGGGTCCAGGGGACAGGCCACCCCTCACCCGAGGATCTACTTAACATGGCTCGCTTCCTGGGCGTGCCGGTTGAGTATCTCTGCGACCCTCGGGTCGATGACCCGGACGAGATTGCCGGGGTCCAGACCCCGAAGCTAGCCCAGGGGTTGCCGCCCGAGGAACAGTTGTGCTGGGAGGCGATCCGCCGCCTGGGGCCAGATGAATCGCTGCGCCGACTCCTGGGCGCTCCCCTGGTTCCTCCCCCGGCTCAGCCCGCCTCAGCCCCGCAGGAGCTGCCCCCGGTCGGCCAGCCGATCCGGATGCCGGGCCGGCGGATGCCCGAGGCCTCGGCCCGGAACCATGCCGGCAAGGACAAGGGCGGCAGGCATTGAGCTGACGGGCGCATGGCTGGCCGGCGCAAGGCACAAAAAAACCCCGCGCGGGTGTGTCGCGCGGGGTGAGAGGGGGCTGAGGCTCAACGTCAGATCCGGATCAGGCCAGGGCCCGGTGCGCGATCATGAGCGGACCGGCGATGATCGATTGCCAGTTCCCGGATCGGGACTGGGGTAGCTCTGGCCAGAGCTCGGGCGTGGTCACGATCACGTCGCTTTCAAGCACCTCGCCCCCAGGGAGCTGGTGCTTGAACCGGACGTGCTCCATAAACTCAAGGCCCCCGGGGACGCTGGTGGGACTCGAGCACGCAGGCGTCTTCGCCGTCTGGTCGCGGTGCGTTCGCATCAGTTGTGTGTACCAGCGAGAGTAGGATTGGACGTCCCGGTGAGAATGCCGGCCAGGACAGTCAGGAGAGAAGGCAGGGCTGCATTGGCGCAGTCAAGCTAAGCCGATCTTATTAGCTTAAACTTGCTGCGACAAGAGCCTATCATGAGAAAACGAGCGTCCAAGATCCCGGATCAAATCCTTAAACGGGATCAAAGGGCCACATAAACACCTTGGGACTCCCAGATTATCGCGGCCTGCCGGGCCGGTGTGCGTCTGTCCAGTTTCCGCAGCCGGGGCATCAAGGCATTCTAGATCAATAGCGCAACCGGGCCCGACCGCGGGCCTGCCCAATGTCCTGCATGCGGTGCGTCACGGCCCGCATGCAGGACTTTTTTTGAGAAGGCGCGGCCGTTTGAGGTGACATCAATGGTCGGGGATCGACTGTTATGGAATCAGGTTCTAGAGTTCCTTCATCATTTGAACGTCAGGCCCGCGAGGACGGAGAAGGCGAGACTGCTTGATTTAGCGTCCATGTGAGGCTATCGTTACGTCAATGGTGTGCTCTGGCCATGCTACAGACCGAGCCGGGACCGCATCCCGATTTGATGCCCCCGTCCGGAGGTTAGAGCCCGGATGGGGGCTTGTTCTTTACAGGCGGCTTCAATGCGCGAGCAGAAGGGGATCGACTGGCAAGCGATCATTCTGCTGTCGATTTTGGGGACCGCTGTTGTTTGGGGGGCCTTCGCCGCGGCATATCGCCGACAGTTTCCGCGCCGGCCGCTCCCCCTAACCCTGACAATCTTTCACCAAGACGGCCGTGACGCGATGCGCAAATACTTCGCCCGTCGTTTCGGCTGGCCGCCCTACGGTAAGGGGAGTGTGAGATATGTTCCGCCGATCACGTCACCGCCGCCCAGGGTTTACGCTCGTTGAGATCTTGGTGGTTCTCGCGATCATCCTGATTGCGTCGCTTATCGCGCTGCCCCTGATCCGCGACTCACTGACAGGGCGAAGCATAACCGACGCGGCTCAGGTCTTGACGGGGGCGATTGCGGGGGCGAGGGACGCGGCCATCCGCCAGAATGAGCCGCGTGGCCTGCGGCTCATGCCCGACCCTATGCTCACGCTTCCGGCGGTCGGCACGGTCGGTGCCGGCACGCTTCAGCTTGCCTACAACCGACTGATCCCGATTGAGCCAGCCGCCGACTATACCGCCGGCAAGTTCAGTGTCGGCCCCCAGCTACCTCCTGGAGGGGCGACGGCCACCTTTCCTCCGGCCCATCCGATCACCAACGGCGCGACCTATCCGTTTCCCGACTCCAGCACGCCAGCAAACGTGCTCATGATCGAAGAGTCCCCCTTTGTGGGCGGATTCATCACACCGGGCGCCATTCCCAACGAGCCGGTCAACTGGTGGTGGAATGTGAGGGTGGGCGACAAGATCAAGTTCGGCGACACGGGCCGCGCTTACACGGTCGTTGGCCCTTGCACGATCAATCCGAAGGCACCTCTGGCAATCAACCAGGGCAATCTCGAGTGGTTCGTCAATGTCGGCCCTCCTGGCACACCATCGCCTCTGGTCCGGACCTACTACGACTCCGCTGGCAATCCGATCCCCAATCCGCCGACGCCCGAGTTTCTGTTTTTGGTCAACGGAGAGGACGACGACCACGACGGCTATGTCGACCAGGGATGGGATGGATACGACCAGAACGCTGATGGGGTCGTAGACGACGCCCTGGAGTGGACGGAGCGCGAGGACTGGGTGGGACTCAACGTTGGGAATCTCCGCGACTCTGCTCCCTCAGCGTTCAGCCCTTCGCCAGCATGGGCCAACGGCAACGGTAAGTCTCACTTTTGGGATTCCGCCTACTCAATCGAACGACGGCCTGTGCCCACGCCCGGTGGACGTGAGATCCTCCTGCCGGCCGGCGTGGTGATCGACGCGACATCCTGGAACAAACTCCAGGAACGGTCGCGCTTGCCGGTCGACCCTGGATCGCTTTCGGTTGACGTGATGCTCAATCCGAACGGCAGTTACGTGCCCACGACGATGTACTCGTCGGCGACATCGATGAACCCCATTCCGTTCCTGGACTTCTGGCTCGCGGCCCGCGAGGACGTCTACGCGCGCGGAGCCGTCTGGGGGACCACTGCGGGAGTCCCGAACCCGAACCCGGCAAACACGGCGAGCGTGACTTACTACGAGCTGCCGCTGGACGCCGACGCGATGGCGGGCACCACTCCGGGGCCCGGGAATTATCCGCCGGCCACGGCTTCGCCGGCGCCGGTGCTCAAAAATGACCGTCGGCTCGTGACGCTTTTCGCCCGGAGCGGCATGGTCGTGACCAGCACGCTCGACACGGTCCAGGGCGTTTCGCCCCAGCCGAGCGAGGGCTTCAACACGACCGACGTCAATCAGCCGTTCTACAAGGCCCACCTGGGCCAGCGCGAGGTCAAGTAACCTCAACCGGCCCCCACCGCGGTGGGTCGAGCGGGCACTGCTGCTCGGCCCACCCGGCCTTGATCTCCAGGCCCCGCCGTCCGCACCCGCATGCCAGGCAGGCCGGCGCCCCTTCCTCGGTCCGGTAGTGGCCGCATTCGTTCGTCTGGCAAATCGCCAGCCGGGCGTCCCTAACTGCGTCGTCCACGCGATGCATGCCGGTTGCGATGTGCGCCACGACTGCGACAGCGAGCGATGCCGTCCGCGCGATCATCCCAGGCGGTTGGGGATCTACTCCGATCGCCGATCGCTCGACGACATGCCGGACTTTGACCGGATCCTCGCTCTGGGCGAATTCGCACATGTAGCCGAACGCCGCAGTGGTCCCAAGGCACTCCCGATCGGGGACGACGGGGCAATGGTTGCATCGTTGCAATATCATATTAAGGTGCAATCACGATGGTGCCAGTGGCTGGGCATGGGGATGTTTGCCCGAAGCCCGTAATGTCATCCGAGGTTGCCGGGAAAGTGAACGTCCAGGGGAATGGCTCTGTGCACGGGTCGAAGGGGAATGGGATTACTTTGCCGACATCTGCCGCAGGTTGGAATCCACAGGGCCCTCCGATGGTAATCCCCTGCGCCGGCAACCAAGTCTCGGTTCCATTCGGCGGGACGTTCGGCGGACATTCTCCGGCGGCCCAGTTAACAAGCAAGCCGGGGGTTGCTCCATGGCATCCAAGCGAGTAGGCGACTTGAATCGTGTAGGCGCCTGTCCCAGAGCAATCTGGGTAGCATTGATTGCTTGGGTTAACTTTGTAGGCCGGGTTGTAGTTCCAGTTCTGGCTATTTGTGTAGCTTGAACCGGCATTGAGAGCGACCGTGCCCTGGGAAGTTGTCGCATAGAGCGTAGCGGGCAGAATCCTGTTGTTGCAGCAACAACTCCCTGTCAGACCTAGGCTATAGTCGACATTGACGGTGAGGGCTTGCCCGCATGAGATTGAGCCACTACCCGACGCCGGCCCTCCCAGCCCCGGACCTGGATCGTAGGTGTAGGTGTAGGCCCCCGGCACCAAGATCCCGGCAACGAATGTGCCGGACGCATCGGTGCTGCCGCTGATCACGGTGCCGTCTGATTCCGTCACGCTGACCGGGACGCCAGACAGAGCCGTACCCTGACAGCCCTTAATGTGGAAGGTAAGCGATGTTGTACCGGGATTGCAGCCGCCCGACCGCCCCGGCGTCACCCAGCGATAGTCGACGAAGACGAACGCGGCAACGTCGTTCTGGGACGCTGTCCCCTGGACCAGCACGCCCTTGCGCGTCGCCGCGGTATTGATGCTCGAGGTCGACGCGCCCCCCTCCATCTCGGAGCCGGTCAGGACGACGGGCTGCCAGGAGAGGAACTTACCAACCCCGATCGTCCCGCTCGCCGTCGTGATCTTGCCGAGCACGCGCGGCGCGCCATCGAGCGAGGAACTGGGCAGGATCAGCTTGCGGTTGTTGCGGTCGTCCCGGGCGATGTCCAGGCTCATCGGCGCGGCCTCGTCATGGATACCTAAACACATAACGATCTGATACAAATTCGATAATGACGGGTGTCCCGCTGGGCGGCACGGATGAGCCCAGGTTGAACGCCATGACGCTCTTGCCAGTGCTCGTGTAGGTGGCCGCCCCGCCCTCGGTCTCGGCCCCGGTCACGGTCTGGATTGTGCACCAGAAAAAGGCCCCGGCCACGGTCGGATAGGTCGTCTTCGTCGCCGTCTTCGCAATGAACGTCACGCCGGCCTGGGGAATGCTCCCATCGAAGCCCGAGATGTCGTCCCGCTGGCCGTCGTCGTCGTCGCGCAGCCGCTCATATTCGGAATAGCCGTCGCTCACAGTTCCCTCGATCCATTGGGGTTCTGGATGAATCCCGCGCGGGGGTCGAGCGGGGCCGTCCGCCGCCGCATGGGCTGCGTGTAGCGGCTCGAGCGCGTCCCCAGCCGTTTGACGTGGGCGTGGTTCATACCCCGGTCGCTGAGCGTCAGGTACGTCTTCTGGCCGTCCGAGAAGTCGTGCCGCACTGAGACGACCATCGGGTAAACCGGCATCACGCCCGAGCCGCCCCCGTCGGTTCGCAGATTCAGGTTCCGGCCCTCGATTTGGTCGATCCGATCGCCGATCTCGTAGTACCGGGTGAAGTAGGGGATCTCGACCTCAGCCTCGAAGACACCCGCTTCCTTGCTCTGCCGCACCGAGATCGCCTCGGCCGTCAGATAGTCCTGATCGTTGAGCACGGTCTTCGTGGTCGAGGCATTGTTGTCCGGCTGCGTGTAGGCGGCGATGATTTTGGTCGCCAGGCGATCCCGCGCATCAACCCGCTCATCGATCTCCCAGGAGATCGGGCTGGAGTCCTGCCGCTCGGCCGTGTAGCTGGCGACCTGATCCGACTCCACGACGCAGGTCAACATCAAAAAGAACTTGGGATTCTGCGCGTCCGGGGCCGCCATGCACTGCACGGCCTTGACCACGCCGTCAGGAAAGGCCGCGTTCGTATCGGTCGAGCTGCCGATGTGCCACTTGTTCGGGTCCTGGACGTTGACCCGCACGCCGATCTGGTCGGTCAGGAGCGCGGCGCCCCCCTCGACGTGCTGCCAGTGCCCGGTCCCGTCCCAGAGACCTGGCACGGTCCCGGCATAATCCGTGGAGATGTCCAGCCGCCACTTCAGCGGCCTGCCGTTGGTATCGGTGCTGAACAGGTCGCCGATGGGCTGGCGACGACGCTTGACATACTTCCCCGAGCCGAACAGGGAGTCCAGGCTCGGCACGGTCGTCAGCTTGGCCGTGGTCCCGGCGTGATAGTGCCCCTCGCCCGTCTCATCAAAAATAAACTTGCGATACTTGTTGAAGTTATCACTAGTAGTAAAGGCCGGGTCACTCGACTTGAAGGCGGCCAGGGCGGTAGCCGAGGCTGCGTCGCTCGAGCTGCTCGGGAACGCGCAGTCGAGGACGAAGGATGCCTGGTACCGCTCAAGGCCCCCCTCGGTGATGACCTTGTTCACGACGCCTGAGATGTCCCGCTCCATCTGGGCCGCGCCGATGTTGTTCTTCGCCGCGTCGAAGGCCGAGCCGCGTGCGTCCAAGTAGATGGACTTCACGTCGCCGGCCTGGCTGTAGAAGAGGTCCAGGGCCGTCGATGGGTCGCCCGAGCCCGTCGTGGTCAGCCTCCAGGCCATGCCGAACCCATAGTCCTCAGTCAGCCGTCGGATGGCGGTCGGCCAGCGCGAGCCGGTCAAGGGCGGGTCGGGGGCCGCGATGTCCTTGGCCGTGTAGGTCGAGGCATCGTTGGGGTCGAGTTGCACGCCGGTGATCGGCTCGCGCGAGACCAGGACCTTGTCGATTTGCCCGCCCACGGGGTTCTTGACGTAGGTCTGGTCGGCGTTCTCGCGGAACAGGAGATACCGGGCGATCATGGCCAGCGTCCAGCGCCGCTGGGGCGGGTCGGTCGCCGGCGGCACGGTCGGCAGCAGCGGGTCCAGAAACGTCGGGTACTGGTAGGGGAATTCCCCCGCATCGGCGTCCTTGGGCGTCGCGTTCGGCTTGCCCCGCGGGTTGCACCGGGCGATCAGGTCGGTCTGCACGTCCGAGACCGTCGTCGGCGCATCGGCATTGCGCATGTAGGCCCCGCGGATCGTCGTGTCGAACGCACGCTTGGCCACGCCCACGGCATGTAGGGCCACGCCCTCGGCGTCGCCCGAGATGGCCGATCCCCAACCGAGCGGGTAGCCGTCGAAGAACCATTCTGTCGAGCCATCCGGCTTCATCACCTGGACGCAGAGCCGGTCCCCGACCTCGACCACATAGGGGCCGGTGTAGCTGGTGGACAGCGCCTGCTCGAACGCGTAGGGGCCGCCAGCTCGCGGGTCCATCACGTAGCGGAAGACGGCCGAACCGGGGTCTGGCCCCTCATGCTGCTCGGTCGTCAGGCAGACGATATTGGGGAGGTACGTGTAGGACCCCGGCCCGTTGTAGCGGAACACCTTGATCGGCAGCGCCGCGCGGGCCGGGGGGATCGCGACGTTGTCCCACTTGTACGGGTCGTTGATCGGCATGATTGCGGCCCCGGATCGGATCAGGCGTTGCTGTTGGAGCGGACCTGCAAGGTGCAGCTCGACCCGCTCGCGTTCGTCACGCGGATCGTCGAGACGTCGACCGTGAACGGGCAAGCGAAATAGCCCTGGCTGTCCCAGACGAGCGGGTCATTCGCCAGGATCGAGATCGTCTTGTCCGGCGCGACGCCGGTGGTCGTGCTGGCGAACGAGGACGAGCCGCCGGTCAGCGTGTCCGTCGTCGTCATGGTCGCGATCGGCTGGACGGCGTTGGCCCCCTGGAAGGTCGCGACGACCGGGGTCCCGGGCAGCGGCCCGCCCGTGCAGGCCACGCCCCCCGTGCCGATCGTGCTCATCGCCTCGAGCGCGGCCTGGACCGCCGCGGCCGTCGCGTTGTAGGCGATGGCGGCTGAGGTCGCGGCCCCGAGCGTGATGGTGAACGTGCCGGCAGTCGGCGGCCCCGTCATCGAGAGCGTCTGGGCGGCGTTCGTGCCGCCGGCGTAGAGCGTCACAGCCTGGTCGCAGAGGATGATAAGTGAGTTCAGCTTGGCGACGACCAGCGAGAGCGAGGCGGGCGAGCGCTGCGCGCCGTTGGCGACGGCGAAGTCCAGCGCGCCGCCGGCGTCGCCGACGATCGTCCGCGTGACGCTGAGCTGGCCGTTGTCGCGGACCCATTTGTATGTGAATTGATCCTTGACACTCATCGCGGGATGGCTCCGATCAGGCGTCGATGTGAAGGAAGGATGCGACGTAGGGCCGGCTGAAGTAGGTCCCCGGGCCGGGACGGGTCTCGCCATCCGGCTTGAACCGCTCCAGGATCACGTCGACCCAGACGGTCCCGTCCGGGTCGACCAGGACGTAGGCCCCGCCGTCGAGGGCGTAATTGCGGAAAACCTGGAAGAGCGCGGCCAGCGCCGGCTCGGACGGGGCAACAAGCAGCCCGCGGGCGGCCGTGCGGCCGCCCCGGGACCCGAGGGTGAGGACCTCCAGGCCGTTGATCCCCGGGTAGGCGTTGATCTGGCGGGCGATCTCGTTGGGCTCGGTCTCCATGATGCAGACCGGCCCCAGCGAGATGCCGTCGAATGAGGCATCGGTCACGGCCATCGGCGTGGTCTCCGGGGCGGCTCGGCTTCGCGTGGCGGGGATGGCCGGGGGGGAGGGATGGGCGGCGGTCAGACAGCCACGGCGAAGGTCAGAGGGTCAGTCTGGCCGTCGGATGCGTACGCCATCAGGCTGATCTTGCCCGTGGCGAACTTGCCCGTTGACCCCTGGTTCGGCTGCTGGACGACCTTGCACGGGGTCAACGTGAAGGTTAGCGCGCCGGTCCCGATGCCGTTCTTGGCGTCGCGGAGCGTGGTCGTGAACGTCCCGTCCGTGTCGAGCGGCACCGTCAGCAGCTTGTTCACATCGCCGCCCGAGACGGTGACGTTGCGGCTGTACTTCGGCACGAGCACCAGCCGCGGGAACCGCGAGCCGTTGGCATACCAGGCCTCGGGCTCGCCCCCCAGGTCCCAGTCGATGTCGGTGACCTCGTTGAGCGCGATCGCGGTCCCCGATGGAAGCGGCGTCCAGGTCGTCGAGACGTAGGACATAAAGAGATTCGTTGCAGCCATTGAAGCCATCTCCCTCGATGGTGGTTAGCGGATCGTCGCGAACGCGTGATCGAACAACTCGCCCAGCGCGGCGAGCGCGAGATCGTTGAAGTCGTAGAACGGGCGGGGCGGCCGGTTCTGCCCGGAATGGCCTTCCTGGAACCACTCGGCGAGCAACCTCGCTTCCTCGTCCACCCCGTATTGCTGGATCATCTCGTTGGACGAGATTTGCAGGGTGCCCCGGAGTTGCTGCGGATCCTTCATGTGCAAATGCAATTCCCCGATCTTGCGACCGGGGAAGTGCGTGTCTTTCCACTTCTTGTATCGATCCGAGAGTTCAAGCCACGGGTTGTTGTCGGGACCAACCTCGGCATCCATGTACTCGAAGATCGCGGCTGCTGTGGTCTCGGCCGCCTGATCACCCAGACCGTCCCGGTCAAAGTCAAAAACGTGCTCGGCCTGCTCGATGTCAGCGAGGATCCGGGCCATCTGGCGTGACGGCATCAGTCTTCTCCTGGGCCGGCTTCGGCGCGGGCTTCGGCGGCGGTAGCATGGAGAGCAGAGCCGCCCGCTGGGCCATCGCCGAGGCCGAGTCGATGTAATCGCCCTGGGGAACCGCCCGGCCCGTCCTGACGAGCTGGTGCAGGACCTCTGGGAATAGGTGGGGCGGGACGCTCGACGGCTCGATGCCGTTGGCATATAGCGCCGACAGTGCCCACGACGTGTAGGTGCGGCGGGGCCGCTCGGGGCCGAAGAGCGACTCGAGCACGGCCGCCGACAGCGTCGAGGTCTCCGCGCCGGCCAGCAGCGTTCTCAGCTCCTCATCACGGAGGTCGTAATTGGCCAGCAGCAGCACCCAGGCGGCCTGAATGACGGCGCCGACGCGGAACGTCTGCGAGATCGTCACGTCATCGTAGATCTCGTCGGCCAGGGCCAGCAGCGCCGGCTTGAGCCCGCCATGAGCGAGGACCCAGGTTCGGCCGTCCGCGAGCACGGCGGGGACGCCCTGGGGGTTGGTGACGCGGCGGCGCGACTCGGGCGAGCAGCCCGCCGCGAGGGCTTCGGGTGCGGTCATGATTCATGTCCCTGGGTTAGCCGCCGATCCGCCGCGGGCCGCCGGGGACCGGGGCAGGGCCGAGCGGGGCAAGTGGGGCCGGCGCGGGTGCGCCGCCGCCGACCTTGTCATTGATCTGCTTGAGGACCCTGAGCTGCTCGGCCTGGATCTGCTTCAGGGCAGGGTCGCCGGCGCCCCCGGCCGCGCCCGGCGCCACGATCCCGTTGGCCACATCCACGCCGCCCGGGTTGCCGGCTGCGGCGATGGCCTGGACGCGACGCTGAGCCTTGGCCCGGACCTCGCCGCGGCCCAGGGGGTCGGCGGTCGGGTCCTTCGCCATGACGGCCTTGTATGCCCCCTCGAACGCCTGGGCCCGCGCCTCGTAGGCCCCCGAGTTCAGCCCGGGGAATTGCGCATCGATGTCGATCCCGAGCCGCTTCGCCTCGCGGCGCAGGGTCGGGATCGAGCCGAATTGCTCGTGCCGCTCCCGGGCATCCTGGAACCCGCTCACGCCGCTCAGGGCATAGGTGACGGGCGAGAATGCCCCCAGCACGATGGAGCGGCCGGCCGTGTTGTAGTCCTGGTCACCGAGCCGCATCCGCTCCTCGGCCAACTTGTTCGCGGCCTCGAACAGCTCGACCCGCCGGCCCTCGGTCTTGTCCCCGACCGTCCGGGCTGCCTCGACCTCGGCATTGAGGAACCCCCGGTCGCTCGCGCGGAACGCGGCGTTCTCGGCCATGATCTGCTTGCCGAAGGCGTTCGCGCCGCCGCCCCGCGCTGCCGCCAGCCGCTGGTCCAGCACATCCGTGACCTTCAGCCCGGCGACGACCGCCTCGCGGGTCGCCTGGGAGCCGATCTTGTTCCGGGCCAGCCACGAGAGCGGGTCGCGTTCGCCCTGTTGCTTGAGGTACTTCCCGAGCTGTGAGAGTTTGGCCGGGTCGTCCATCTCGCGGGAGATGCCAGCCGCCTGGAGGACTTTCTGCTGGTCCTCGTCGGTCGTGTTCAGCGTGCGGCTGATCTGGATCATCCGCTGGTGGGCCTGGTCTGCCGTGCCTGTGCCCAGCGACAGCGCCCCCAGATAGATGCCCGCCTCGCCGAAGGACCGCACGCGGCCGGGCGCTGACGGGGCGAGCCCTTCCAGGCCCATCTCCTGCGCGAACTCGGCGTTGTCGTTGGGGTCGACCAGTTTCGCAGCGGCCTTGTTCAGCGCGCGGACGCCGCGGTTGTAATCGAGCTTGCCCTGGCTCAGCCCGGACAGCGCCATGCCATACTGGTTCATGGCGTCTTCGGTCGTCGTGAACGTGTGGAACAGGCCGGCTGTGCCGATCGCCTCGCCGGCCGCCCCCTCGTCCAGCCCGAACCGCCGGGCCGTGATCCCGGCCTCGACCTGCACGCTCCGCTCGAGCTGCTCGGCCGAGCCCTGGGCCGGCTGGTAATGCCCCTTGGCCCGGATCGTCGGGCCGATGTTCTCGTAGCTGCGGGCGAACTCCTCGGCCTTTTCCGGGGTCGTGCCCATCTCCAGAGCGAGCTGCAAAACCTCGGCGTAGGTCTTGTCGGTAGGGCCGGATTCCCCCTTGATGTTCGACAGCTCGCGGAGCCGGTCGCGGAACTCGGCCGACTCGCCCGCGAGCTTGTGCCAGCGGTCCTCGATCTCCTTCGAGGCTTCCATGATCGCGTGGAAGGCCTGGCGGATCAGCGTGAACGCGGCCAGCGATCCGGCGATCGAGTCGACCGATCCCTTCAGCCCCTTGACGCTCTGGTTGATCTGCTTGGCCGACGCGGCGACGCCGGCGAGGCCGCCGTTGGCGGCCGCGGCCTGGGCCGACAGGTTGCCGATCTGGCCGGCCGTGGTCTGGCTGGCCGCGCCGGCGCGGGCGATAGCCGAGCGGACGGCATTGGCCTGGCGTGCCAGTGACTTGAGCTGAGCCTCGAGAATTGCTGCAGCGCGGGCCGAGGGGCCAACCGCCTGGGCGCCGCCGGTGGCATAGCCATTCAGCTTGCTCCGGGCATTGGTGGCGGCAATCTCAACCTTGGAAAGTGCCTGTGCCAGTTGCAGGGCTGACTTGGCCGCCTGCTGCGCTGATCGCGAGGACCCACTGGCGTAGGTCTTCAGCTTACCCTGGACCTGGGTGCAAAGCTGATCGAGTAACTGGAGCGACTGGACGAGTTGCTGATTCTTGCTCAGCAGGTCCGAGTTGTCACCCCTGTAGATCAGTTGATAAATCTTGTCCGGCATCGGTTACGCGCTCCGGTGGCACTGGGCCAGGAAGACGAGATCCACCGACCGGAGCAACGTCCCGTCCGGCGCGCGGCCCGCGCTTTTGTTCTCGGTGCGGTTGACCCGCTTCAGGGCCGTTGACCAGCCGCCGGTCCAGTCCAGACCGGTGCCGGTCAGGAATGCAGTCTCGATCAGGTCCGCGACCGGCCGGGCCAACTCGAGCTTGCCTGCCCAGACCCGCACCCGGATCTTGGCATCGTCGATGTTCGAGCTGGAGGTCTGGAGGCTCAGCGTGCCGTCATGCTGAACCGCGGTCACGTAGGGGAATGCCGCAACCGCCGCCCCCTCGTTGACATGCCAGCCCCCCGGAGCGGCCGCGACCAGATTCGTCGACCCGTTGAACAGGTCCTTGAGCGCCCCGAGCAGGCTGGCGGCCATCATGGAACCTCACGCTTGCGACTGGGGCGGCGGGACCATGATGGCCCCGGTCTGAATCTCACGGACGAGGAACAGGATGAAGGCGCCGAGCAGGTGCCCGAAGCACCCGATCAGGAAGCCTAGCAACCCTGGATACTTGACCCACCTGGGCCAGCGGATCACCCTGGCCTCGTGGACCGAGAACATGATGGCCAGGACCCAGAGCACGATGCCGAGAATCATGTAGGCCTCCCTGTTGATGGGTGCGTCACATCACGTATTCGATCGCATCAGCGACCCAGTGATGCGACATCTGATGCGCATTCCGGCACCGGCCGATGATGTAGCCATAGCGACCGGCCCCATTGTCCGGGTCGATGAGCTTCAGCCGATGACGCTGATCGAGGACGACTGACTGCCCGAACAGGACCCGCCAGGATAGAGTTCCGCCCCGGCGGTCGCCCATGGTCGGATCCTTGGGACGCTTGATGACGACGCGGCATGGGAGCAGACCCAGCCCGAGCATGGGTTGCCAGTTTTCGATCTTGTCCCCATCCTCGTCCGTCTGCACTCCCGAGGCATTCGTGTCGATCTCGATGGCCACGATCGCATTGAGACCATCATTGAATTCAGGATCAGTGTTGGCGTTCGGGTCGGCCGAGTACCCCTGGGACAGCACCTTCGTGTTCGGGTCGAGCCCCTGAAGGATGATGCCCATCAGATCAGGCCCTCACGGTGGGGAAGGATGGGGAATCCAACTGGAAGGTCTTGACCGGCGTCACGTTGTCCGGGCCGTAGAGGATGAGTTGCAGCCCCTGGATCTCCCACTTGCCGAATCCCTGGGCGCGAGCCGCATTGAGCGAATCGCCAACCGTCCCGGCCGTGTTGCTGGACGGGACCGGCTGCGTGTGATCGAGCGCCGCGGCGCCGAACGTCGTCCCGTTCCAGTAGCCGGTTCCCATCCCCACGCAGACGTCGGTTGAGGCCGGCGACGCCCCCGCGCGGAGGTACATCCGCCACTTGTAGTTCCCGGGCGGCGAGCCAATGGGGAACTGGCACACGTAGATCCCGCTCGAGGCCGGCGTCTCGGGGGTCTCGGTCGCGTAGCTCACCCACGAGGCCACAGAGAGGGGAATATAAGCCGTGCCGTTCCAGACCGTGTTGTCCGGGGCCTCAATCTGGGTGTCGATGGTCGAGCCCGTGGGGTACGCGAGGACGAGGGTGGTGTCGGTCATCGATTAGGCTCCTCCCGGTTCGGCCATCGCGTCGTGTTCCGCCTGGAGCCCGGCGATCTGGTCGGCCAGATGCTTGCGGCGTTGCTCGCGGGCCAGTTGCTGCCCAAGTTTGGTGCCACCGAGCGTGTCGATCAGGGTCTTCTGATCGTCGATCACCTTGCGGAGTTCGGCGATTTGCGAACGCAGCCCGTCCGCATCAGAGCGGTGGTCGGCCTGGAGTTGCTCCTTCAGTGAGGCCATCGCTTTCGCATGGTTGTCAGTCGCCGCCTGGAGGTTCGAGGCGTGGGTCTGCGCCGCTTCGTCGAGCGCCGCCCCATGCTTGCCGTGGGCGTTCTGCAAGGCCGTCGCGTGCGCGGTCTTCAGGGTGTCGCACTCCTTGCAATGACACTCGTGGAGCGAAGCAACGGCCGCCTCGTGGGCCTGCTCGCGATCGTCGGACCATCGTCGGATCGCCGCGAACAGGAGATCCTTGATGCCCTCGATCGGGCGATAGTTGTCGAGCACGTCCACCACGCTGCCGGCAACCACGCCGTCCACGGTGACGTGGGCAAGATTGATTACTTTGACTTCGGGCATGTCCGCCTCACGGGTTGAAGACGTCACCAGCAACACGCCGGTCGAGCGGCGGCGCGAGCATCTCGACGTAGGGGAACGAACTGAAGCCTCCATCACCCGACTCGATATAGTGTTCGTCGGTGGTGTACGTGAAAGCTGGCGTAGCGTAAGACGAGTCCAGCGTGTGCGCCCAGCGGCCTTGCAATGTGCTCCGCGGCCAGAGACGGGACGCGATGGATCGTCTAACCTTGTGGGCCAATCCGAGGCAAAGACCAACGAGGATTCCGAGACAAAATGCGAATTCGCTCATGAAAACCTCACGGGTTGAAGACCACGACCTTGTAGGTGGCCGAGGCGGGGTCGATCGGCGATCCGGTGATGTTGGCGGCGCACACCGTCACGACGCCCGAGGCGGAAACGCGGGCCGCCACGATCACACCCGCCTCCAGGCCGGAAGGGGGGCCGAGCGATACCATCGCACCGGCGGCCGCGCCGGTGACGGAGATGGTGAGCTCCTGCTGGCCGCCCGCCGCGATCGAGGGGAAATCGAGGATCGCCGAGGCCGGGAGGATCTTGCTCAGGCTCGCCCCACCGCCTACTGAGAGCGAGCCGGCCAGCGTCGTCGAGAGATCACCCTTGAGGGTGGCGACGACCGCTTGCGTGGTCTGGCTGGTCGCAATCTTGATCCGCATGCCCGAGCCGGCCGGAACCGAGGAGCATGACGACTCGATTGAATTCCGCCAGTTGCCGGTTCCGAGGTTGCCCGCGATCTGAGCGCGGAAGACTTCGTTATAGGTCCCGTCCGCACCTGAGTTCGCCGCGTTGACCAGGCCCGAGAATGTCGAATCGGCCGCGACGGTCAGCGTACCACTGCTGGCCAGGTTCGTCGCCGTGAGACTGGTCCCATCAACAGAAAAGACCGTGTTTCCGGCGTTCTGAACCTGAAAAATCTTGTGGCTTGTATGGAGGACGTTTGCGTTGAATGTGAAAACATCAATTTCATCAAGTGCGTCTGACTGAATCGCAACTCCGGCAGGACTCCTGTATCGCATCGCGGAGAACATACTACCGACTTCCAAAGTCGTAGCGTTACCGAAGAGCGAGCGGGTCGGCTGGTTGTCATTTCCAAAGATGATTGTCCCGGACGAGCCAGCGTCCACGTCGCTGACCGTGTGCGATCCGATTGAGACGGTCGGGGAGAGCAACTGGATCACCGAGGCCGCTGCGGTTGCTCCGGCGACGACATTCACGATCGAGAATGACCCGCCAGTTGCTGGGCCTGCGGCGATCGCGAACGAAGAGTCGAATCCAGCCACTACGGGGCCGAGTTCGATACCGAACCGTGTCGCTCCCGATGCCCGGTCGAGGGTGAAGCTCCAGGGCCTGCGCTGGAAGCGGTTGACGCCATCGTTGAACGGCGAGAGGAACTCGACGTAGGCTTCGGCGGTCGTTTTTCCTGACGAAGCTTCGTAATAATAGGTCTCGAGGCCGTAGGCAAAAGACGGCTCACTGTTAAGACCAGGGTCCGCAAAATCACGGTTTGGATTATATCCAATAAACAGACCTGGATCCCAGATCAGCGAAGATCCGTTGGAAAAAAATCCGCCATAGGAAAGCAAATCCCATCGTCCCCGCGCGGGATCGATCGGCTGGTGCTTGAGCAGCGTCTGCGGGTTGGGGTTGGCGAGCGTCCCGGTCTGAGTCCCCGTGTTGAGTTTCGGCACGGCCGCCACCGCGCCGACCGAGAGGGTCTGCGTTGAGGCGTCGAACCGCAGCGTGCTTGGCGTGGTCGGCACCTGGCCAGGCCCGGCGGACACGACCACCTGGCCGGTGGAACTCGAGTCCAGCGCGGTATCCGTCAGCGCAATGCGTGTGGTCGCGGGCATCGTAACCCCCTGGGGCATCCTGGATCAGGCCGTCGCGCTCGGCGATCAGCAGGGCATGAGTGGACTCGGCCTTCTTGGTCTCGAGCCAGACCGTCAGCACTCCAACCTTGCTGCGACCTGGCAGTATCGGGACCCTGACTCAGAGCTCGGACACGTCAAAGCCACTTGCGGGTCGGCGGCGGCCCCGGTGCAGGTGCAACTTGTGCCGGATCCCTGAATCCATCTCGATCGCTGCCGGCGCGTTCGGCGTGTTGTAGCGGTCATTCCATTGCTTTTGCTTGAACTCGATCATCTGAAGCAACCACTGCATCTGATCAGTCCTGTCGATCCGGTAGTCTTCCCATTGCTGAGTCCGTGCCGACAGGCTGATCGCATTGGCCGCGAACGTCTCCAGGGCGCGAAGCTCAACGAGATCCAGGTAACGCCCTTGCAGGGTATCGTCGAGGTTGGCCAGGTCCGCGTCCGCGACCGCCGTCCGGTCAGTGGGAAGGATGCCGAACCACTCCAGGGCCGAGGCCACCGGGTCATTCAGGTCGGGGTTCGCACCATCCGTGACCGTGGATCGCTTGAGCTTCGTGAGGACTTCCTTGAGCCGGCTCACCATCGCCTTCTCGACGCCGACGCGAGTCAAGCTCATCAGAGGTTCTCCCCGGCAATAGGCGAGGCCGCTCCGTATGGGTCCGGAGCGGCATAGGTTCGAGGCTCGAAGGGCCGTCGATCAAGGGCTGCGGATTACTTCGCGGGCTTGTCGTCAGCCTTCGGGGTGGTGTCCCCGAGGATCGCCTGACGCTGTGCCGCCTTGCCGTCATCGGCCGGCTTCGCATCGGCGGCATTGCCGGTGTCGGCCCCGGCCGGCTCGGGCAACTTGCCCCCGTTGGCCGCGGCCTGGGTCAGCTTGTCCCGCTCGGCCTGCAAGCGGGCGATCTGGGCATCCAGGACGTCGGCCGTGACCTTCTCGAGCGCCGGGTTGCCCAGCACCAACTCGGCCTCGGTCGGTAGGTCCTCGATCTTGGTGATGATCTCACCGTTATGAATAACAGACTCCCCGCGCTTGATGATTTCCTCGAGCTGGTCGCGGGTCTTCTTCGCTGCGGCTTTCATGGCCATGCGTGCCTCGTGGTTCGGGTCAGTAGATCAAGTGGTTCTCGAGTCAGGGAACAGGGGGTCAGCCCACCCTCATCAGCTCAACTGGGCCGGCGGCCGGGGCGGCTGCGCGGGATGGCTGACGTTCCAGCGGTCAATCAGGACCAGGCCCAGGTGGTAGAGCAGCAGGGCGCCCAGGATCATGATCATGTCGTGGATCAAAAACCCGAGCGGGTTGGCCAGCGCGGCAGCCAGGTACATCAGCAGGTGCCAGCCGCCCAGCGGGAACAGGAGGATGAGCAGCACGATCAGCAGGATCAGCGACATCGGCGGGGACTCCCAGGCGTCACCGTGTGATCGACACGCCCACGGCGATGCCGACCAGGATCAGGGTCAGCGCGGCCAGGCAGAGGAAACCTCGGGGCGTCATGGTCGACTCCGGTCGTCAGGATGCGGCCCGGGATCGGCCGGGAACGCTCCCGGCCGCCCCAGGGCAGATCTCATCGGCAACCATGCCAGCCGATGCGGAATGGGCCGAGGACGGCCCGGCCGAATCCCCGGAACAACCCCGCTCGCGGCGGCGGTCCGTGGCAACTGGAGCTATGGCTGTAGCTGTAGCTGTAGCTGGATTCGGTCGAGCAGGCTGGTACCGCGTAGGACTGGAGTGAGCAGGGTTGGCCGGGCAGGCATCCCGCAACCGGCTGGGGTAACGCGGCGGGCGAGGCAATGGCTGGCAAGGCGTACCCCGGCAAGGCCGATGAGACGCCGTAACTGATCACGCAGGCGCCGCCGGCGCACTGGGCCGAGGCCGAGGCCGGGATAGCCAGCAGGCAGAGCAGGGCAAGCACCAGGGCCAGACCGAGAACGAGCACACGCATGGAATTCTCCTTTGGGTTGGATGCGTTAAGTTCAGGAACGTTAGGGGCAGCCGAGATCCATCACGAGCGGAAAGCGAGGGGGCTGCCCGCCCTGTGGCCAGACAGCCCTGGAGGATTACTGGACAGTCAGGACGGCCGTGCAGGTCTTGCGATGCTTGCGGGGGAAGCCGCGGGCGACGCCCCACGCCGTCAGATTGGGGGGATTCAAGTCGGCGTTGCCGGTGAAGTAGCCGAACGGGCCGAAGACCTGGCCGCCGGCCACGTTGTCAGGGTCGCCGACCAGGCCCGCGACCTGGGCCTCGATGACCAGGGCGTTCGCGAAGTCGTAGGCCGTGGGGTCCTTCTCGTCGGCCCGGTTCGACAGCAGCACCTTGCCCAGCGGCAGCACGCGGGCATTCGACTGGGTGCCGTCCTCGCCCTGGCTAAAGATCAGCTTGTTCTCCAGCTCGATCTCGCACTGGAGCAGCTCGCTGGCGAGCTTGATCATCCGCGGGTCGTAGGCATTCCAGGCGGTCGAGGCCAGCGGCGCGTTGACCAGACCCGCCAACAAATTCTTAAACTCGGTCGTCGCCGCCATGTTGATGAAGTCGGGCGTCGTCATCGTGATCTTGTCGTACGTCTCGCCGTAGGTCTGCTGCGCGTACGATTTCAGGGTCAGGATGTCGGTGATCGGCGTGGCGGTGGTACTGGTCCAGGCCGTCGAGGGCGTGCTCTTGAGATCGCTCGGCATCCCCCAGGATCCGGTGATCTTAATGCCGAGCCGATCATAGGTGATCGAGTCGAGCATCATGGCGCAGATCAGAGCGTTCTTGCGTTCCTGAATCGCCCGGATCAGGTCCCGCGCCGTGGTCGTCTCCCAGTTGGTGAACATGTCGACCTCGCCGCGGATGCCGGGCGAGGTCAGGTTGGCGCGGATCCGGTTGAGGCGGGCGATCATGCCCTGGCTGAACCGGCGGCCGACCTTCAGGTTCGGGATCGTGTTGGTCACGTACTCGAGCTGGCCGGCCTCGTAGACGGCCGCCTTCGAGTCGTCGGCGATGATGTCCGCGGCGAACACCTTGCCGGTGAAGTAGGTCGTGATCTCGTCATCATCGGCGTTCACTTCCTCGGTGCGGTTGAGGAAGGTCGTCGGCAATGACTGCTGGTAGCGGCTGTACTGGTCAAGGATCAATGCGTTGAACTTGACCGAGTCGAGAATTTGTCCATCAGAAAGCAGCATGAGCCTTCACCCTCATCGGTGCGGTCAGTGGATCGGACCCGCCAGCCTCGGCATCGAGCTGGCCCGTGGCGTGGAAATGGCGATGCCCCGGTCGGCGTCGCGCGGCTCCGGGGCATCGTGGCTGTGTCGAGCGATCAGGCTGCCTGAGGCAGCGCGGATCAGATCAGACGGTGGCGTAATCGAGCTTGGGGAAGGTCGATTCGAGGTTGGCCAGGGTCGGGCCGGCCGCGAGCGAAGCGGCGCCGGTCCCGGCCTGGATCAGCCGGGCCTTGTAGACCGTGCCGCCGTTGATGACATCGGGGTAATCCGCCTTGGGGTCGTTGTTGACGACCGTGCGGTTGAGCAGCCATGCCGAGCCACGCGCCAGCGTCTGCCGGCCATCCGTGGCGGCCGGGTCGTATGGGCCATACTTGCCCGAGGCCGTGATCTTGCAGATCACCTGGCCATAGCGCAGGTAGCTCGAGCCGACCTTGACAGTCACGCTATCACTGAGCACGGCATCCGAGCCGGAAACCGCCGCGACCGTGCTCCAGTCGATCGTAATGCCGCCGACCGGCTTGTCTCCCTGGCGGCCATCCGCCAGGAGCTGGATCGACGTCCCGACGACGCCGAGG